TCATCCGCGAGCAGGAACGCTCCCGCTACGAGGGGCTGCTGCGAGAGATCATCGAAGCCAGCGAGGAGTGGGTGATTGAGGACGCGCCGCCGATTCGTCTGGCCCGCGCTATCGGGCGTGCCGACGCCGCCCTTCCACGTGCGCACCAGCCGAGAAGGAGGGCTAGGACGATGGCGACTAACCCTGACTCCATCGTGGAGGCGCTGCGGGCGGTAGCCGAAGGTGATTTCGAGTGGGCTGTGGACGAAGCCGCCGATTGGGCTGCTCTCCTCATCCCCGCCATCGAGTCCCTGGTAGCCGAGAACGCCCGGCTGCGAGGGCTGGTCAATCAGATTCATCCGCTCGCGGAAGGGCTGGCCGTACGATGCGAGATTCTGGAGTCAGTGAGAGACCGCCGCCTGTCCCTCGTCACGACTGAGGACTTGGCGAAGCACGCCGGGGATACGTCTGCGTCCATCTACGCAGCCCTCGACCGGATTCTCGCGGACACGAACGCCCTCAAGGGAGACGACTGAATGACCCCCGATGAACGAACCGCGCTCAACGAGGCCGTCTGCACCCCCGAGGACTACTGCCGGGCGTTCCTGGCGGTGACTGAGGTGGACGATGCCACTAGTTGAGCACTCTCGTCGCCCGTTGTGGGTAAGTGGGCGGCGCACCTATATCGGCAGGCCGGGGAAGTGGGGAAACCCGTTCGCTATCGGGCGTGACGGCACCCGCACGGAGGTGATCGAGAAGTATCGGGCGTGGATTGCGGAACGCCCAGGGCTTGTAGAAGAGTTGCGCGCACTCAGGCCAGACGTACTTGTATGTTGGTGCGCGCCGCTCCCGTGCCACGGGGATGTTCTCGCCGAACTGCTGGAGGCTACTGATGCCCGCTGATGAGCACATCATCTGCATCCATCAAGGCGAGGACGGGACGGTATGCGGGCACGACGAATGGGATCACAGCGAGGATCAGGAGGTCGATCTCGACGGGCGACCATTGATGTACGGGGTGTTCCCGTTCTGCGCCTCATGCGTTGACGATGACATCGCGGGCGCGCAACACCCCTTCACCCCCGGTAGGAAGTGCCCGACGTGCGATGGCAGCGGGAAGAAGATTCGCGGGCAGGACATTGACCTCATCACTGGCTTCCCTCTTGGAGATCGCCCGCCGTGCCCCACCTGTGCCGACAGCCCGGTTCGTGGATACCAAGAAATGGTTTTGGTAAACTCTGGTTGGCCTCCTATTCCTGTATGGGTGGTAAAAGAAACGAGAAACGAAAATGGAATTGGGAGCGATTGAAGCCTCGAAACTGAGGATGCAGCCCGCTATTAGTGTAACAATGAACAACATTGTTTACGTCTTTGATACCAATGAACAACTCAAAGACTTCATGAGTGGCGTGTCGTGGACAAAGGGCACCCATGTAGTTGTTAACGAAGTAACATTAAGGACGGTGTAATGGGATTCTTTAAATGGATGAGAGATGAGAAGGATGCAGATTCAGGATATGGTTTAGTGATTACCCTGTTCTTTGTGTTTATCCTTTTCTCTGTATTATCCGCGCTTATTTTATTGTTAGTCTTAGTGTTTGAGTTTCTGGGAATGTGGTTCTTTATTGGTATTCCAGTTATTGCCCTTATTGTTCTTTGGCATGGTTATAAGACCGAAGACAAGCGAGTAAGTAAATGGTATGAGCACTAGGGTAGAAATGTTTTCTAGGGGTACTTGAAATCTGCCTCCGTGTGTGGTATACTAGGAAGTAGGACAGGATGGCTAAGCCAAGTAAGCGCGAACGTGACCAGTTGCGCGACATGAAGGAGCAGGGCATGACCCCGGTTCCCCCAAAGAAGGGCAAGTAAGATGCAGTATGGCAGTAGTTGTATTACGCCAGTGGATTCCTGTGGCGGTGCGTTTGTGGTGGCCGGGGTAGGCAAGGGCCGCTCTAAGTATCACAAGACGCCCATCGAAATTCACCGATGCTTTGCCCGCTACATGAAGGCGCAAGGCTACAAGCAGTTGAGTCGGCGCGAGTACCTGTCGCCTAATGGTGGCCCCATCATCCTTATCTCTAAGAAGCCCGGCACCCCCGTGGTTTCGGGTAAGTCGAAGGAGAAGGCCGGTAGTGGGGCCGGACGCGCAATGGGAAAGCAGCACACAGTAAAGGCTTGGTAAGATGGCTAAGACTGCTGAACTTTGGTTGGCGGCGAGGGACGTAGTTCTCTCTTTCAAACGACTCGGTGAGGAAAACTACATTAGCGGTACTGATATTGCATACCAACAGGTACAGCGAAAGAAGAGTTTTCTTTCTTATCTAGAGCGGCTTGAAGAGTTTGTTGACCAGCCTCTTGAGTACGAACACGAACGGGAACTTGATAAGCATTACAGGATGGGTTGGGAGGCTGGCTTGAGAGAACTTCAAGACTACTGTAGATACTGTGATACTAAAGAACACTTCCTTTGTCCTGTTTGTAGCGAAGAAATCCATGCAGGCGGTTCGAGATGTTCTACAAACAATCACCACATCTTTATAAATACAACAACCATTAGGGTATTTTAAGGAGGGCAATGCTACTTATTGTCGATGCCACGTCGTTGGTTGGACTCTTTAGTTCGGCCTTACCCCGTCCATTAGTTGACGCAATAATTCTACGACTTATCTATAAAACAAAGATGCTTCACAACCCCGATAAAACCGTAGTTATAATGGACGGCGCAAGGGAACTACCAATCAACGGCGTACATCGAACCGATAATGCGCCCACTTTGGGCATCCTTGCGATGTACGGATTGCAGCCAGATACAGTCATACTATCGGCGGACAACCTAGTCTTGGGGCTTACGGCCTATGACATTAAGTGTTATGAACCGTCGGCTGACTGGCTTGAACCTGCTGAGATTACACACGGTCGCCTTAAGAAGCGGCTAGGCTATGACCCACGAGACAGCGGCTTTCTTACTGCCGACATGGATAAGAAAGAGAAGGCTGCTGTAGGACGGGGACGTGGTGCTAGATGGGCAATAGTAGAGGCGGCTCTTAATAAAGAGAATCCTAATTATGTGTTCATGAGTGAGAACATTCACGTCAAGGTGGGTCGACCCGGCTTCAAGAACTTCACAGTCATTCAGGACGTGCCTACGCTGGCCCGCATGATTGAACAGGTGGACGACCTCGGGTGGGACACCGAAACCAATGGCCTCAATTGGGAAACACACCACATTGTAGGTGAGTCCTTCTCGTTTGATGGGAAGCACGGCTTCTATATGCCGATGCGCCATATCATAGAGGGCAGCGTTTATCATAACGTTAATGCCAAGCAGGTGGAGGACATCATCCATCCACTACTTAAGATGCGCGCCCTTCGTGGTGCCAACTTAGGCTTCGACGTATTGATGGCGGCTAAGCACGGCTTAGGTTTCCCACGCAGGCTGTATGATGTTCAGGGCTACGGCTATATGCTTGGCCTCCATGTTCCCAACCCAAAGGAACTGGGACTTAAGGCGCTGAGCCGCAGTCAGTTGAGCGACGTGATGGAAGAATTCAAGACGGTGACGGCGGGTGCTGACACGTTTGACATGGTACCCATTGATAGGGGTGCCCCATACGCCGCCGATGATGCTGTTAAATCTTATAGGCTTATCGACGTGATGGGTGCTAAGTTGGCGCCCACCCAATTAAAGCGCTATGAGGCCATCTATATGAACCTATTGTATACTTGTATTCGTATGAGTTACAACGGCATGTACCTAGACCTTACACAATTACAACCCCTCCTTAACACCCTGCAATTCGAGGCCGACCTATCTGAGTCGCACATCTATGCCTATGCAGGGCACAAGTTCAACATCAATGCGCCCGCTCAGGTGCAGCATGTCCTGTTCAACGAACTTAAACTACCACCTACACCATTAACTGCAAGCGGCAAGCCCTCAACCGGGGCCGAGCATCTTGAAAGAATCTCGCACCTTCACCCAATCATTGAAGAAATCATTACATACAAGGGACTGATGAAGTTAATTGGCACCTACCTTGAAGGCTATCAAGAGCACATCAAGGGTGACGGGCGCATTCATTCGTCGCTCAACCCGTTCAAGGTTATTACAGGGCGACTAAGTTCGACCAACCCCAACCTCATGAACATTCCAGTTCGTGGCGAGAAGGGTCGGCTTGTTCGCCAATTGTTTACAGCACAGGGTAACAGAATGTTGTTGTCGTGTGATGCAAGCCAGTTGGAGTATCGTGTGCTGGCCCACTATACGGGCAACCCCGCACTCATCGCCACCTTCAATGACCCCAACCGGGACATTCATACTACTACAGCATCCATCATCTTCTCCAAGCCGGAGAGTGAGATTACACGAGACGAACGAGACATTGCAAAGACCGCCTTCTATGCCATTCTCTATGGTGCCTCGGCCATGCGTATTGGACGAACCCTTAACATTAGGGTAAGTGAGGCGCAGGTAGTGCTTAACAAAATCAAGGAAAACATTCCTGAGATTGATGCGCTACGTAAGATGGTACTAGAGAAGGCACGGCGTGATGGATACGTGGAATCCTATCTTGGGCACCGCTCATACATCTATGGTCTGTATTCTAGGAACAGCGGCGAGCGTGAGTCAGCCGAACGTGCTGCCTTCGACGCGCTCTTTCAGGGTACAGGTAGTGGCGACATTACGGCGCTGGCCACCATTCGCGTACAGCAGTTGCTCGACGATATGGGCTTCGACGAACTAGAGCCCGAAGTGTTCTTGGTTCAGCAGATTCACGATGAGTTACTATTAGAGGGGCCACAAGAATTACTAGAGCAAATCGGCCCCGAGGTTGTACGCATCTTTGAAGAGACGGTACAATTGCACGTACCGATTGTAAGTAAGTTTGGTATAGGCAAGCGGTGGGGCGACATCCACTAAGGCGGCTCGCGGTTATCCCTTCTCCCCGAAGGGGAGGGGGCTGGCCGTCCCTTCCTGTTGGCAGGGCGACGCTCCACGGTTCGTATTTGAAAGGATATGATAATGGCTAAGATTTTTAAGGCTAGTAATTGGCGTGACGAAGAGGTTATTGTAGTTCGTGCGACCTACGATAGTGATTACTCTACGAACCGCGACACCTTTACACCAGAGGTTTCCATTGCTATTGAAGGTAAGTCCGCTTCGCTAAATGAAAAGGAAACTCTTACTCTTGTTAGCACTCTGACTAAGGCGATGGAAGAGGCGCGGGTACGGGCAGCCAAGAGGCAGGCTTCGTATGATAAGAGGGTAGAGGCTAAGGCGGCTAAGGTGGCTAAGGCCGATGCCTAAGTTTCTCCTTACGCTAGGTCAGACCCGTACGGCCACACAGGTTATTGAGGCGCGCGATGAAGAGCAGGCTAAGGCGATGGCCGAGAAACTCGTAGCCTTTGGCGATGCCTTCGACGTGGCCGAGGATGCGGATGTAGAGTTTACGACCGACGTGGTGCTGACTAACAAGCATCATGTTGATTATGAGCAGGCCGATGTAGATGATTGGCTCGCCGATGAATGGGTAGAGGATTAAAGGTGAGGACGAATTCAGGTAGGAGAAAGCCCGCAGGCATATGGATTACCTAATAAGGCGTGGTATCCAAACCAACAGGACATTATCCAAGCGGTAGTGGACTGGTACGGAAACAAGAAGCGCTTCTTAATAATCTCTGCACCAACGGGTACAGGTAAATCACTGGTGTCAATAGCCGCTCAACGAATCTTGAAGAAGAAAGTACATACACTCGTTAGTACCATTCGACTGCAAGACCAAATGAAAACTTCATATAAGTATGCACCAGTATTAAAGGGCCGCTCGCACTACAAGTGTCTCATTACCGATGTCACTGTAGATATGGCGCCATGTCAGGTAGGCTTCCAATGTACTCGCAAGTTCGAGTGCGACTACTTCATTGACAGGGATTCGGCCTTTACCTCAGACTATGCAGTATTCAACTACTCGTTATACATGCACCAACTTGAATTCAACAATGCCTTTGAACTACCGGACATACTGGTGTGCGACGAAGCCCACCTTGTCCACACTGAAATAGAAAAGTACATTAGTGCCGAGATAACTGGCCGCGATATTGCTACTGAGAACTGGCGCAGACCGTTCGACGTAACAGTGGAGGGGCTGGCGGATTGGGCACTAACACACCTGCCAGAAGTAGAGCAGACCCTTAAGATAACTAGGGCAAAAGTGTTCGGCGTAACAGGTGGCCCTGCCGGTGATAGCATCAAGGGTAGTGGCCGAGAATACAAGAATGCCATGAGGCGCTACTCGCGTCAACAACGGCTGGCCCGCACACTTAATCTGTTCTATCAGGCAGGGCTTGACACCGAAGAGGGTAAGACGTGGGTGTCCTCGAATACTGGCTACATCTATCAGGTGCGGCCCGTGTTCGTAGACAAGCACACCGACTACCTCTTTGGCAAGATACCCAAGATTGTCCTGATGAGCGCCACCATAAGTAAGGAAGATGTTGATAGACTCGGCATTACCGACTACGACTTCATTGAGGTCGGCAGTAATTATGAGGCAGAGCGCAGGCCAATCTACTATAGACCCGTGGCACCAATGAGTGCGGCCAACGAACCAAAGGTGTTCAACGATTTGATGGATGAGATTGATTCCATCATCGACGGACATAAAGCCTACGGTCACAAGGGCATCATTCATACGGTTAGTTATGATAGGGCCAAGCGCATCTACGCAGGTAGTGAGCACAAGGCCAACATGCTAATCCATACAAAGGACGATAAGGATGATATAATCCGTAAGTTCAAAGAGAGCGACAAGCCCGTGGTCTTACTCTCGCCCTCCATCTTGGAGGGTGAGGACTTTCCGAATGATGAATGTCGCTATGTAATCATTCCTAAGGTGCCATACTTATCACTAGGCGATGAGGTAGTCCGTGAAAGGATTAAGATTGAGCCTGAGTGGTATAGTTGGAAGGCTATTCAAGATGTAATACAGGGAGCCGGGAGGGGGATGAGAAACGAGTCTGACTTTTGCTCTATATACATTCTTGATAGTATGTTTGAACGGATAGCCCGAGAACATTGGGATGAAATTCCACAGTGGTTCAAGGACGCAATTAAATATCTTGATTTGAAAGGATAGTAATGGAAACTCGTGAGATTCAGGTTGGTGCAGGCATCCTCGATGCGAAGAATGTAACCGACCGAACGTACAAGATTTATCAGATTGAGTCGGCTGGCGTTTTCCGCGCCAACAAGTTCGACTACAAGAACCCCGAGAAGATTGCTGAGGACGCAGCGAAGGGGGGTGATGGTACGTTCGAGATTGTGCGCTTTAGCCTTCCTGTTGTTCAGATTTGGCCCGACCGTGGTGCCGGTGAACAGCGTGAACTTGAATTCGACCTCTCCCGCGAGCAGGCCGACGCCGTTAAGGAAGGTCGTACTCCTGCCCTTCACATTGGTACGCCAGTGGGCCGCTTGACCAAGCAGTTCGCAACGGCTGGTATCACTGGTGGGCCGGACTCGGCTGACGTGGCCGGTGAGGTTATCGTCGTGGCTGAGTACACGCAGGAGTTCAATGGCCGCTCGCAGCGTCGCTATGACGTGGTGGCCCACATTGGTGACCGCCTCGCCTTCGACTTGGAGAAGGGTATTGAGATTGCACAGGATGCGGCTGCTAACTCCAAGCAGGTTGCGTCCGCTAGGGCTGCATACTAAGAGAAGCGCAGCGGCAGTAGACGACCCCCTAGTAAGTCTTACTTTACTAGTAAAAGTAGACTGAACGGCTGGACTCTAAAATCCGAGCCGCTTCTCATCGTTGCTGGTTCTGTCACTCGGCTGAGGCTGAAACGTGAGGGCACAATGGGTCGCCGTCTTGGGGACTCCATTGTAGACGTGCTTGCCCCCCAACGTTCGCACGGGCAGGACTTGACATTAACCGGGGGATGTGGTATACTGGAAGCAATGAAAGCACTATCATATTCCTCGTTATCCAAGATGGGTGATTGTGCCCTTAGATTTGACGTTGAACGCAAACTTGCTGAGCGCGAGTCAATGTATTCAGATAAGTCAGTCAGGGGCACAATCATCCACAAGTTCATGGAAGAACTCATTAATGATTCCTTCCTACAGGGCAAGTGGATGGGCGTCACCGACGCTATGGACTTAATGAATGTTCTCTGGAATGAAGGGTTCGACACCGACAACGGCAAGGAAAACATCCTTGAAGTTATCAACTGGAACACGGACTTCCTAGAGAAGAGCATTAAGGATTCAGTCCTACTTGTACCACAAATCTATGAAGAGATTCTTCCATACATAAAGCCTATCGAAGTTGAGGCCTACCGCACCATACCGCTCTTGGTACCGGGCGCTGAGTATACTCACCTTCATGGCTACATCGACGTTATCTGCGAATCAAATTCAATCATCGACTGGAAAACCTCTACCTCTGTACGCCGAGCGGACATGAATGAGTATGACCTACAGGCTACAGTCTATCATGCTATCTCTGGCATGATTCGTTCGAACGTACACTTTGTACAGTTCATCTTTCTTAAGACTATGGCTCCGCGCATTGAGTGGCAGACGACAAAGAGAGATTACCGACACACACGATGGCTTATGGAAAAGTACCTACCCCTAGTAGTAAAACAAATTGACAGCGGCTTCCTCCCACCATCACCGGGTTGGCACTGTGCTAACTGTGGTGTACAGTGTGGGGTGAATCCTAACATTGGAGAGTACCGTGGCTAAGAAGTTCTTGACCCTTATTATTGATTGCTCTGGTTCTATGGGCGGCATTGCTCCCACGATTGACGCGGCAATTAAAGATATGCTGCGCGAAATGCAAAAGGATAAGGCCAACGATTACTGGATTGAAGTGACGCAGTTGGGCTATGGTAGGCCATACGAGTTGACCATGTTTAGTGGTACTCCAACAGAAATTCTTGGTCGTGGCAGGATGCCTCTTGTATTTGGTTCTGGTGGTACGCCACTGTTTGATGGTATCTATGAAACGCTGAACACCGTGGCTGACCCCGTGGGTTTGGGTGCTACGGCAACGTGCGTACTCATTAGCGATGGCGCAGGTTCTGAATATCGTCATACTTGGAAGGAAGCGGCTGAGATTATCAAGGATAAGGTGGCGATCGGATGGCGCTTTGAGTATGCTGCCGTTGACCACTCCGCCACCTACCAGTGTGCCGAGTTGAATAAACTCACGGGCAAGAACGTGTTGGTTGACCTCACTCGATTCGCTAACATTGAGCCATACTTCCAGAAGTTGCCCGCTCGTTTGTAAGAAAGGAATGAATGACAGAATATAAGGAGACAGTATTGTTTGTAGGAGGGGACAGCGTTGGCAAAACCACGGTTCTCTTCGAGATTGCAGAGGCCTACCCTAGTGCAAAGTTCATACTAATCGACTTCGAGAATAAGTGGAACAAAGTTAGAAACCTTTACTTCCCTCATGTAAATAATGTTGAAGTAATCTCTGTACTTAATTGGGACGAAGTTGAAGCAGCCTTTACAAAGGCAAAGAAAGAACTAGGGGCGGGCGACTGGCTCCTTATTGACGGTCTTGATAAGGCGTGGGACATCATTCAGTCCACCTATGACGCCACTAAGCACGGCCAGAATGAGTGGGGCTGGATTAAGGGCAAGCACAATAAGGACTTCCTTGACGTAGCCTGCACTAGAGCGCCATTCAACGTGGCCGCTACTGCCTATGCACAGCCCAACGCCGACTTCAACATTCAACGTGAGTCGGACGCTGCCGTTAAAGAAGAGTTGATGATGTGGAAGCAAATCGGGTTCAGGCCCGGTGGCGAGAAGCGCAACATCAGCCGCTTTGACACGGTGTTGGCGCTTAAGGCACAGTTGATGCCGCGTAAGAACCTCGTTACCACCTTCAAGGACAAGGGCCGACCTTACCTGAATGGTGGCAAGGCTTCCCTGTGGATGGAGTTCCAATTCCCGCTGTGGAAAATCTATGTTGATACCGTAACCGCTGCCGCCGAACGAGGCGAGCGAGTGGCCCCCATTAAGCCAATAGAAACCTCGGGAGAATAAATGCTAACCATCGACACGCGCGAGGATTCTCGTGTTGCCAACCCCGTTAAGAAGTTGTTTGAGGAAGCCGGTATCCCCGTCCAAATTAAAAAGATGGAGTATGGCGACTTCCGATTTGACCTCATCATGGAGGATGGCAGCAAGCGTGTCGTAGTCATTGAGCGCAAGACGCCCGGTGACTTCATTAACTCTACGAATGCCACCATCAAGGAACCGGCTACTAAGATGGCCCGCCAGTTGAACGGCTGTGTGAATGAGACGGGGGCCGACGAGGTTCTCCTACTCATTGACGGGCCGTGGTATCCACTACGGGGTGGGCGCATCAAGACTGGCAAAATGACCTTGCGTGCTTCCGTGGATGGCTTCGCCGGTAAACTGCGAACTATTCAGGGGCACGGCATTCGTATTGAGTTCAATCCCGCTGAGTGGTACCTCGCTAATTACTTGCTGGCCCTCTATAAGTACGAGACGAAATTGGAACACGCCACCCTGTCACTTAGTGCCAAGTCCTTCTCGCTCCCTTCTAAGGAGGAAGCAAAGTGGACGGTGCTAATGGGCATCAAGGGCGTTGGCCCCATCATGGCGCGTGAACTTATGAATGAGTTTGGTAGCGTGCAGGCCATAGCGAATGCAAATGCTAAGGAACTAAGCGAAAGGGTGAAGGGCGTTGGTCTTAAAACTGCGGAACAAATCCTCTGGTACCTCCAATAAAAAGGAGAACGAAGTGAAATCCCTCTATAACGTTCACATGGTTTATCAGTCGTATACGATTCCTTCTATGTATATGAAAAAAGTTCATGGAATCAACTATTGTCTTATCGTATCAGAATTTACAGAAGATAGATTTAATACGAGAGAAGAAGCCTTTAACTGTATGCTGGAACGAAGCGAGAAAAGTAAAGGCGTAATGTTTGTAATAGTGGATAACTATGATAGGATTGTTGCTTCACATGGAAACACTAATAGTCTCAGACGAGACGAGCCAGCGGTGGTTGCTGATACCAACCGACCCGCTACATCAATTCCTAATGAAACAAAAGTTACCATCCGTACCCTTAGTGGTACCCCGTATCTATTTCTTGAAGGACGCCAAGTTTGCGCCCTCGATGAGCAACAGGCCCGCCTACTTCTTTCCGCCTTTATCGACAATAGCAATGCAGGACGACAAACTAACTGAACTTATCCAAGAGGAATTGTATCGGCTGCTAGGAGAAAAGGTAAATGACTTCTATAATTCCCTCAAACCTCCTAGTGCTGGAACAGTCTTTCCTGTACAAGAGGCCGGGGTCGAAAGACATTCCGACGCTTGAATACTTTGAAAACAACGACGAGATTAAAGTAAACCTAATTGGCGTCAAGAACTTTATTTACTTTTCTGTCGGGGCCGTAGCCTTTACAGTGTACTTGGCCGATACCTTCGAGGTATACGGCGGCATCCGTGAAGTGGCCCTCGACGTTGAACCGATGGAGCAACAGGGACTACGCAGGTTCCTTCCCTACTTTAAAGAAAAGATTATTGAAACACGCTCACCTTTTGTTATTATCTTCGGTCATGGAATGAATGGCTTCATCGAGACTAAGATTCTCTCCTTCCACGAAATGGAAGAAGAGGCGCTCGATGAATACAAGCGGGTTTCAGATGGCATCAAGCGCGGCGACCTATCAGTATTGGTACCGTTCGACGGCTATGAGCCAATCTTGGGACTAGAAGAGGGGATTAAATTACTGACTTCACATACAAGTTCAGCGGGTACGACCCAAATAACGCCAAACTAGTACGGGAACTTAAGAAGTTTGAGTTGCTGACTGACTATGTTATCGGCGAGTTTGGTCTTGAACCGGGCTGGCGCGTGCGTCTGGTTGTTTGCGACGATAGAGATATGCCGGTACAGGGTGCCGAGGCCACAATCACGTGGCCCCCACACTACCGCGATGCAATGATTACTACACTACCACACCACGTATTGAATAGAACTGAGTGGGTTAACACACTTATCCACGAGATTGTACATATGCTAACGGCCACCACAAAGGACTATCTAGTGGAGGTATCGTCGCCCAAGCACCTACTAGAGATAGGCATGGACGGCTATGAGACAGACGTAAGTATCCTCGGCAATATTGTTGCCTCAATTTTCCTTGATGCACACCACGAAACTATTGACAAGTGGCTGAAATAGTAGTATAATAAGAAGGTTCAATTAAATGTAGTTGAGAACGGCCCCGTCCCTCCGAGGGTGGGGTCTTTCTTTATCTCCTTTCGGGGAAGATTGGTGGAGGTGTATGGTTTGTGTTCAAGTTAGACGAAGGGTTTGTCAATAGTTACCGAGAGCGTCCTGTCCAGTTTGGGTGGAACGGTCTAGGCGAGGTAGTATTCTATCGCACCTATAGTCGGGACGACAACCCGAATGTCGAGGGCATGGAAACATGGACTGATGTTTGCGAGCGCGTAATTAATGGCATGTTCTTTATCCAACAGCGACACATACCAGAGCGCCAGTGGGATGCGGACAAGGCTCAGGAGAGTGCGCGAGAAGCCTACGACATGATGTGGAATATGAAGTGGAGTCCACCCGGTCGCGGCCTCATGCAGATGGGTACTCCCTTCATCCTAGAAAGAAATGTAGTTACAGCCCTGCAAAATTGTGGCTTCATTTCCTCAGCCTATCTAGATGAGGAGAAGGGCGACTTCTTCCGCTGGGTAATGGAACGCTTAATGGAAGGAGTAGGAATTGGCTTTGACACTAAGGGAGCGAATCTTTCAATCAGCCTACACAACCCAGTGGAATCCCGAAAGCGAACAATTGTTATCGGGGACAGTCGAGAAGAGTGGGCCGCTTCCGTTGAAAGCCTCATCAACTCCTATTTCTACCCCAACACAGGGAGAATTGAATTTGACTACTCGCAAATTAGACCCAAGGGTGAGAGAATTCGTGGCTTTGGTGGTGTCGCAAGTGGGCCGGGGCCGCTCCAAAAACTCCATGAACAAATCCGAAGCATCTGTGATATACATGCACGGACAGGGATTAAAGTATCATCGAGATTCATCACGGATATATGCAACCTCATTGGAACCTGTGTCATCGCAGGCAATGTTAGACGAAGCGCGGAGATTGCATTCGGCTATCCTACAGATGAGGAGTTCGTCAACCTCAAAGACTACAGCAGACCATCTAATGTCTCACGTAAAGACTGGGGATGGGTATCTAATAACAGTATCTATGCCTATCGAGGAATGAACTATTCCTACTACGCCGAGCGCACTTGGGAAGCCGGTGAGCCGGGCTATGCGTGGATGGAAAACGTCCACAACTATGGCCGCATGAATGGCGTGGTGGCTGTTGAAAACGATGCCGCCGTTGGGTTTAATCCCTGTGGCGAGCAGCCTCTCGAACATCGTGAACTTTGTACACTAGTGGAAATCTATCTACCGCATATAAACAGTAAAGAAGAATTGCGACGCGCAGTTAAGTACGCTTATATGTATGGTAAGACCGTGGCCCTAGTTAATGACCTAGTTCCCGACGCAAAAAGCCGTAGTGTGATGCAGAAGAATAGGCGTATCGGCCTCTCCTTTACAGGTATCACACAGTTTATAGGGAAGCACGACTACTCAACCTACCTAGATTGGATTGAGAGCGCCTACCTATGGTCAGGGGAATATGATGAGATTTATTCTAGGTGGTTTGGCATCCCTCGTTCTATTCGCAGGACTAGTGTTAAGCCTTCGGGAACTGTTTCACTTGTGGCGGGCGTCACCCCCGGCATACACTACAATGTCGAGAGTCGCTTTCATATACGACGAGTTACTCTGGCGAACGAACACCCTCTTGTTGAGAGTCTCGCAGCCAGTGGTTACCACGTTGAGCCAAGTGTCACTGACCCTTCCTCGGTGGTTGTAGCCTTCCCTGTTGATGCCGGTGAGGGTGTAGTAAGTGAGCGGGACGTAACGCCCGAGCAGCAACTACAACTGGCGGCTGATACGGCAAGGGTGGGCATTGATAACGCCATCAGTATTACTGTTAAGTTTGATAAAGAGAAGCACACTCCAAAGGACATTGAGGGTTGGCTAGAGTGGAGCGAGTCGCGTCTAAAGGGCGTGTCCTTCCTTCCACTAGGTGGCGAGAGCGGCTACGAACAGAAGCCGTATGAGTCTATAACCGAGGCCACCTTCCATGAAATGAGTTCGAGGATAACGCGACTCACCATTGATACAGCACAAGACCTACACGAGATGGAAGATAAATACTGCGATGGGGAAGCCTGTGAAATCCCCGGAATAGAGGAATAAGGATGGAATTTATGATTGGTACCATTGTTGGCGGCATCGGCGGTTTTATCCTGCGCGCCGCCACAGTAAAGCACGACCACACGGCGCTGCTTATGAAGGCCGAGACGCATCCACGCAGGCCACGCGAGTCTCTTAAGGACTGGGCCGTACGTATTAGCGAGGGATTCTAATAGGGGAGGGAGGGGAGGGGTAACCTTCCTCTTCCTCTTCTTCATTTGGAGGACAATGAGAGAGTTACCTGACCCTAAAGAGTTGAACAAGGAACGTGATGCTGCTGGCATTATCGTCTTGCCACCTGAGGGTTGGTATTGTCTTTATTGTCCAACCGAACTAGACGAATACCTCGGCACTGTCGAATGGATAGATGGCCCCGATGGATTACCATTTGGCCGCTGTCGTTTGTGTGGTCAGAAGTATGTGTTATTGGAGTTATAAATGGACACTTCCGAACCAATTACCGTAACCTTGATAATTATCGGCATCTTATTCATTGGAACTGCCTTTGGAATTATTGGCGGTATGTTATTGATGGCCTACCCATTACAAGTTATAGGTGTTGTTGGTCTTTTTATGATTGTAGCAAGTCGGATGCTGGCATCTCACGTAGATTGGTAAACAGACTAAGGAGTTATAATGAATAAGAAGAGAGTCAAAGAACTTGTTGGCGAACTTAAGTACCTTGTGAGTCCAAACAATTCAATTACGTGTGATACCAACCATGCCATCTACATTACTGATGCTGCATGGTTTCACGACCTAGAGGATTTACTTGAAGATTTTGAGGAAGCCATTAGTGAACCTTCAAACAAAAAGAATTCTTGACCACCATCACGAACTGCGTAAAGTAGTTTATAAGAATGTAGACCTTAATTTAATTAGGCCCATGCTGGTTTGTACCCAGTGTGATTATGAAGAGGAAGTGCTATGAGTGACAAGATTCATTTGCTTAACTACCGAAGAACCGGCGCCAACTGTAATAGCAGTTTGAACCGCCCCGGAGTTATCTTGACTTCGGACATTTCTTATGTGACCTGTCACCTGTGTCGGCCCGCACTTCAACGGCGCTACCGACCAGTAGATAGGATGTTTTCTATTGGTTATGACAAACAGGGCACTAAGGTTCTCGTGACTTATCAGCGAGTGGAGACGCCCATCTAATGGCATCAGTCCATGTAGCAAAAACTAAGAATGATATGCGAGTACCAAAGTGCGGTACGGTAGTTTACTACAGTACGGTACTTGTGGACGACCCGGCCCTTTCAGATTGCGCTAACTGTGTACCTGAATATAAGATAAGGGATAAATATAATAAAACACTTCCTGACTATTCTGTTATAGTACACTACGGACGAAGTAAGAGGTGGTCAGGAGGCCACTCACACTATAGGGTAACGTACGAAGAACCAGATGGTTCGGAGTTTGTTGGTTACTTCGATAAGGATGGACACCTATGCGGCTGTACGTAGATTGTGATATGACCCTTGTACTATGGACAGACGTGGCCGAGGATGGTACGCTACTTACCCATCCGTGGGAAGGGGCTGAACATTATAAGCCGAATACTGAACTGATGAAGGCCATCACCAAGTTTCTTGAAATGTATCCCACCACTGGCCTAACCGTATGGAGTGGCGGCGGCATGACCTATGCCCGCCGATGGGCTGAGAAGTTTGAACTGCCAGCCGATGCTGTCATGGCTAAGGACATTCATGTTCCCTCTAGCGGTGATATTTGCATCGACGATCAGGAACTTAAGGTTCAGGGCAGGCTCGTTACGCCCGAACAGTTTATCGAAATGGTAAACTCATACGAGCAGCGGAACAAGATTTACATGCGAGCCAGAGCCGATGATACACATGGGCTGGCGCTAGAGAAGGGTATCTATTAATGATGCTTAAGGTTATGGTGGCCGGACTCATTGAAGCCGAAGAGATTGGTGAGACAGATAAGTCTATCGAAGAGGTTGAGCAGGAAGCCCTTGAAGGGTTTATGCGTTCTCTGTCAATGAACTACGGCAATGAAGAGGGTGTAACTATTTCTGGTTCGGTGGTCGTCGAGCGGGTCTAAGTTGGATTAATTAACAAGTAGATTAGAGAAGGGTATCTATTAATGAAGGTTATTGTGAAGAGTGCGTTCCTGTTTGAGACTGAGCACGAACTGCTGGACATTGGCGAGTTGTCCCGTGAAGAGGTCGAAGAAAACCTGCGCTCGAACATGCAGGTGCTGGCCACCGAGATTGAAACCGTTCTTAGGGAGACGATGGACGAAGCCCGTGAAGTCGCTCCCGAGATTATGGGCGAGGGCAAGGTTACTACGTCGGGTTCGTCCACCTTCGAGTGGCTGGACTAGATTGGAAGCGCCGACGAAGAACCAAATCATGCTGGACATTGAGACTCTAGGCACGGAAGTCGGCGCTCCCATTCTTTCTATTGGGGCCGTACGATTTAGCCTTACTGATGTCCCACCGCTATTTAAGCCGGACATCAAGGTCGCTAAGAAACTAGACCCCGATGCTTTTTATAGGCGGGTCACTCTTAAATCCAACATGGCCGCCGGTCTTACTGAAGTTACTCAGGGCAGCGTGGACTTCTGGCTACAGCAGGCCGATGATGTGCGGCTGGAACTGTTGGAGGCAAGGGTGCCGATTAGAGAGGCACTTGGTGACCTGTGGAAGTGGATTGACATGGAAGATTACAACGGCATCTGGGCACACGGCACTACCTTTGACTTCCCTATCCTAGCCCGTGGATTTATTGCGGTGTATGACCGCACCCCGTGGCGCTATAAGGCTATCCGCGACACCCGCACCCTGTTCTCGATTGCCTATCCCGATGAGGCGCTGCCCGAGACTTATAGCGGACTGAACCACAATGCTCTCTTCGACGCCTTTAAGCAGGCCAAGCAGGTACAGAGTTGTTACGAGAGGATTAACAAATGGCGAATGACCCCGCCTTCGACTTAACTGTCCTTCATCAGCGTATCGGCCTCTGCACCGATTGTAGTCTGTACATGAATCGGGCCTTTGCCGTACCGGGTGAGGGGCCAGTTAACGCAGACATTATGATTATTGGCGAGGCACCGGGCGCTCAAGAGAACTCAAGTGGTCGGCCTTTCTATGGACGGTCGGGCACCCTGCTTAATGAGATGCTATCTACTGCTGGCATTTCACGGGCCGACACCTACGTAACTAATATGATTAAGTGTTGGCCGGGTGAGGGTAATCCCAACCCGCCACAGTTTGCGCTTGATGCCTGTGATGAGTGGCTCAACGTCCAGTTAAACCTAATTAAGCCTAAGGGTATTATTACCTTAGGCAAGTTTAGTACATCTAAGTTTATTCCTATGGATGGCATGACTATGGGACGAATTCAGGGTGCAGTACGTAAAGCCTACTGGAACGAAACAGACCCGGTGTTCATCATGCCCCTATATCATCCAGCCTATCTACTTCGCAACGGGGCAGAGAAGCCAATCACTCAGGGCCACCTGAATAAGTTTAAGGAGTTAATTTATGACTAGCGAGTACAGTGAGAAGTTGATTAATGGCATTGATACGATCAGTGACCTCATTACTGACATGACCAAAGACGCCGACAAGAAGGACTATACGGCACAGTTGTCTCTTCTCATCGCTAAGAATGTTCCAAGCATTGCTCGTGCCATTACCACTATGGATAAGGTACAAGCAATGATGGCGAGCGCAGAGGCCATTCGTATTATTGTTGCGGATAATCCCGAGGCGAAGCCTATCTTCCATGGTCTTGATTTCGGTAAGACCCTTAGCATCTTTATTACGGCCCACGCCCTGATTGAGTATTACCTCTCGGTACAAAAAGAAGAGGGAGCCGAAGCCCCCTCTCTTTAACTAGACGATGATGTGTGTGGCCGGGTCGCGGCTCAGGGCATTCTGTATTACAGACAGTCCTGCGGCTGCGGCGCTGGCTATGATTGCCAAGCCGAATGGTATATAGCCACCAAGTGCGGCAATCACTAGCGGTATCGCTGTTTGTAGGAACGTCTTAGATGCTCTCACAAACACGTCCGGCCAGTCGGTGCCTATTAGACGGTCAAAGAACCAATCAATCATGTGCATTCTCCCTCCTAGATAACGCCCTTCGGGGTGTATATCTTACCATTGAACATGAACGTGTTGTTTGTCATAGGTACGGGTGTGATATAACTGCGGCCATTCTCCACACGTAGGTAGGAGAAGCCATTCATCCAGTTAGGGAACATCGCATAACCTAGTCCGTCGAGGTCGGCCATCGTGAAGTTCTCTACACCAACGGCAGTACCGTGTATATAACGCTGAGTAACTAGGGCGCCACTGTGACAGTGACCGACGATTACGCTTGTACCAAACCTAGTACGAATTTCCTTTAGGGCCGTAGCGCCGGGCGAAGTGCTGTTACTGCGTGTACCGTGTGTAATAGTTACGTCGCCCAATGTTACTGGCACCATGTAAGGAAATGTAATGATATCTAATTTGTCTAGACCGTATACTTTCTCGAATACTAGTGACTCACCTGCGGCCTCCCGAATCATCGGGTCGCCCATGTTATCTACGTACTGGTTCCACCTGTCCTCGTGATTACCATAAAGCAACAAAATGTCCTTCGAGTAAAACTTGCGCCAGTCCTCAAAGATTGAAAGACCAATAGCCTTTTCCTTCTTCCATTCTTCCAGTGAACCGCGCCGCTTGTCCTTACTGTATCGAGAAATCGAGTAGTTGTCGAAGTGGTCACCAATGTTGATGATTGCTTCAAGGTTCTCGGCCTCATCCTTCAAGAAGAAGTTGAACGCCTTAAGTGCTTCCTTGTTGTGGAACGGTGATTGAAAGTCGCCTACTACCACAGCCCGGAAGTTCCTCGTGTCAAAGGAGACACGCTCTAGTCCACTAAGCCCGAGCGAAATGCCCTCACTCATAGTGGGTGCGGCCTTCAACATTCGCTTACGTCGATGGAGTGTTGCTATCTTAACGCCGGGGAACAGCGACAACATCTCAGAATCCGTTGACGTTTTCATCAACTGGATATCTTCTTCCCTCGTCCACTTTCGGTACATCATGATACAAGTATACCACAAGCGGCGAATAATGTCAAGACCTACGTAGAGAAATCACCACCAGTAATGACAAGTTCATACCGAGTTACCCTACCCTCTATTGAAATTGGTATGAGGGTAGCCTTCATAGGCGTATTCAAGTGTGAATAGTAGTATATGGAGGCTACCACATCCCCAAACTCTTCTATAGTGGGTAGTCGCGGCACCTTAGTAGTTACTTCATCGACGTAATACTGCCACGGGATGCGGCCAGATGGACACTGAGTGGCCTTATCTGCTATCTCGTTATGCTCCCATAGGGTTTTCTTATCGACTCTAGAGAGCGAGAAGCCAGCCTGCTTTGCTATCCACTGACACAACTTGACTGAGGCTTCGCGCTGCTTAACTGTTAGTGGCTCGTTGGCTGGATTAAAGCCGCCCTCGTGCTCGATGCCAATGTAATTCATATTACCAAAGGCGTCAGCGGCGTGCCACAATACAGAGTTGAGAGGATAGTGCTGTTCTACAGTACCATCCTGCATTACGGAGAAGTGCCAAGCGGCCCCTCTATCGGCTCTTACTAGTTCGTGGTGGAGGCCAGCCGAGTAGCCGACAGCAGAATGATTAACGATTCCCTTAACACCGTTGGTGCCGTATCGTTTCTTGTTTGATGGGCCTAGCCACTTACGTGCGCCCGGATACCATAGTTCCATTTATACTCCTATCATGTACCTGTCCAATATCGACCGGAGAATTGTCTCTAGGTGCATATCAGAAATGTATATGTCCTGTTCGCCCAGTTCGTAATACTCATATCCCAGTCCCTGCATAACAAGAGCGCGCTCCAAGTCTCGATACTGGTCTTTGGCCTGATGCCAATAGGTACCTGCAACTTCGAGAAGGATTGGCGGGTCACGTACAAGGATAACAAAGTCCAGCACGAATCCTCCAATTACTGCGCGACCTCCACCCTCGGCTCTCTGAAATATAAACTTGTCCTCACCTATAAGTTCAGTGAGTTTCTTATATACGATACGCTCTGGCAGCGTTGCGCCGGGGTATCGGCTTTTAGGTATAGCCCGCTGTTCTAGTTCGTCGTCGCCCCACGCTATGCTTTCCTTCTTTCTATTACGGGAAATAGGGGCATCTTCTCGCCGTATCATCTTACGAGGACGCTTAGGAAGGCGGGCTATACGGCGCATCTTCCTAATGTTCTTCATTACTGTGCCTCTCTCAGACTTAGTGCAAACTGTGATTCAATGGCGGTGGTTTCGCTCTTACTCTCACGGAACCTGAATGACTCTGTGAACGTAGTAATGTAAACGAAGTAACCCTTCTGTCGAACGGACGTTGAGGCGTGCGGTGTACCATTCCAACGACAGCGCAACTGGTCGCCGTCGATATAGTCACCGTTAGGCTGGCCGCCCATATCTGTCACACTTGCTGTTATAAACTCTAGTGCGTCGAGGTAGAACACGGTAGCAAGAACACCCGAACTTTCTCTTCTCACGAATCTAAAGGTGTAATCATCGGTGGCATCGGCTACAAAGTAAACAGAGTGTCTCGTGAATCTAATAGATTCGGTGCTTTCAATTCCTGATACACGAATAGTGTGGCTTGCTACAACCGTTCCAGCAGAGTTGAGAACCTCAATGTCTACGTAGTTTCCACTCTCAACGAATACATCAGCAGCGGCGTAGACACCGTGGCCTGCTAGTGCGCGATAGGTCGTGCCTACCTTTGCTCCCCATGTACCAGTACCCGCCCCCACTGTAACCTTCTGGCTCAGTGTGCCCGAGGTCTTGTGTTGCGCTGTCATTGCGAAGGTGGCAGTACCAACGGCAGTTATACCGTCGGCAGCCCCGTCACTGTTGGTATCTATTTCAACAGATGGATTGGTTACAAGATTCGTCAAGGATGGCAACTCAGTTCCATCAAAGAGTTGAATAGGTGTGCGCTTGTCGCGTAGACCATAGAGGAAGCGACGAATCTCCTGTGACTCACCATCGTGACGATAGCGGCGCAAGTCGTCGAACTCATCATAGCACTTAACGATAAGGTTCCAACCATAGCGCGATTCAGGGCGTACAACAAAGCGGTGGCCGTAACTCTTTAGTATCGGTGTTGTCGTTGTTGTTCCACTAGAGCGCGTCAGGGTAATGCGGTAACGTATCTTGCGTGCGAAGATAGCCGGGTCAAGTTGTCCATTATCGGGGAAGAATAGTACAGACTCAGGACTCTTGTATACAGTGCCAAGCGTGTACCAGACATCGTAGTCGTTAACTTGGAACTCGACGGTCAGACTGTTGCCGCCGACACTGAGTTGTGTCACATTCATAATGAAATCAAAGAAGGTCTTGTCAATATCAATGAGGTTGGCGTCGAACCACGGTGTGATAATCCAACCGCTGGACACGTAGTTGAGCGTTTCATCGAGCGGGTTGTGAGAGAAGCGTGACTTCTTCTGGCGCTTAAGAACTTCGCCACTAGAATCTGTCCACCATAGGTGAGGATAGGATAGCGTACCCGAAGCCGCGAACTGCTTAGTGAAGAACACTTTCTTAACCCGTGACGTGGAGGTTGTGCGATATACAGTGTGCCAACCAGTACCAGTCCAAAGCATTACGCGCGACGAGGCAACGCCCTCATTATCTACTGTACAGTAGAGGAAGGTGTTGTCGTGGGCAAACGATGTAACATTACCAGCAACGCCACTCTGGAAAGTTGCAGGTAGGTTGGCTACGTTGAAGTCGGCCATCTGCCACTCGTGATTACCACGGTCTGGCCCCATGAACTGAATGGTCGAGCCGTCGTAGCGTCCAATGGTGTAGCCCGCAGAGAAGTAAAGGTTGGCGCCATAAACAATCATGGCCTCGCCGTTCTTATCTGAGACTACGTTAATGAGGTCAATAACTTTAGTAACCTGATAGTTGACATCGTTAACCTTTCGCACCGAGTAGATGCCGTCGTCCTTACCAACCCATAGGGCACCGTCGAAGCCACCCACCATGCCGCGAATTGGATATGACGAGTCACCCACTTCAAGTGGGCCTTGCCAAGTAGCCGTGCTGTCGTTGGTAGGGTCTACTGAATAGTAGAGTTCAAAGATGTTATCAGCGCGCCATAGGGCACCGTCGTAGGCCTCATAGAACTTAGCCGGTACGCCGTTGTCGCTCCATACAGAACCAGTGAAGCGGCGTCCATTATCGGCCTCGCCCTGTGCTACAAACATACTTCCATCATATGGGAATAGTTGTGCGGGCGAACCAGTAGTCGTGCTGATACCACTGGTAACAAGTGTTAGAGTGTCTGTTGTATTGTCGTACAAGTAAAGCGCGTTTGCCGCTGCTGCTGTACCATACACTAGAATGTATAGATTGCCTTCGAAGGCCAGTATAGAAACGGCGTGACCATCTAAGTCGGTGGAGCCGCCAGTGGTCTTAGCGCAGTTAATGTTGTCTGGCATGAGCGTTAACTGATTAGGAATCCAAGTAACAACGCCGCTACTGTCCTTGAAGGTGTAGGGGTCGGTTACTACATCAGCACCGTAGCCGTGGTGATAAGACTGCTGGCCCCATGTGTCACGTTCGGAGAAGTCTGTATGTCGGCGCTCGTTGGTGCCAATAGATACTCGTGGTGTAGACTGTGTGATATCGCTCTTGGTAATAATCGAAGCAAGCATGAGGCCATAGTTATCTAGAACGACATGGTGAGTTATGCCTGCCGCTACTAACGTGTCGGGGCCGTACTTCTTTGCACCATACTTAAAGCCACCATACTTAGCCATTATCTACCTCGGCTCCTAGAGCGAAGTCCCTGTGAAACGTTTGGCGCAGAGAATACCTGTCGCTGTGAGCGCATCCTGTGTTGGCGAACCCATCGCCCCTGTGCTTCTAGAATCTCACGCATGATTGTAACGTGACCGTCAACGTCAGCCGATGGTGCATCAACGATTCTCATACGGCTTAGGTAAGCGATGGCTAGGTCTTTCACGCCCTCAAAGAACACGTCCTTGTCCACTCTGTTAACAAAGGAGACAGCCGTGCCCGTGGTAATAGTGTCCGCCGCTGAACTGAGTTGTGCCCTTACTACTGTAAATGTGTTGGTCGAACGATTAAGCGCCGTGTAGCGCAGCACCTCGTTACCAATCTTACAATAGCCCGTGTCCGGCCAATCAACTAGACTGGTGGAAGATGCTACTAAGATAGAGGTTGTGTCGGCTGTGTGTGAGCCGGACGTTGCGAGGTCGTTAGGGAACGGTACCGGGTGTCGCTTGTACCACACACGAATGGTAGCCCCGCTGTCCTCGTTACCAAGAAAAGTTAACGTACCCTCTACGGATTCGTACCACTTCTCACAGAACTTGACGGGGGCTGACGCTGAGATAATGCCTACCTTCTCAATGTCCTTAACTGGATAGTCATAAACATAATCGAAGGTATTAATTGTAAAGGTCTTGGACGAATCTGTTTCAGTAAACCAAAAGTATTCGCTTAGTATGGCCGTGGCACGACGAATGGCAACATTCAACTCAGAGTCGGTGTACCGCTCGTTGGAGCCTGACTCATTACGAAGTTCAATGGAAATCTCGGTTCGCAAATCTTTGAGTGAATGGTGTCTACTCATTAGGCTCCTCGGCGCTCAGGTGCGGTAAGACGTTTAACGGCTTGCTCCACACCAGCAATGCGACTTTCAAAGTGACTTATCTTGGCGATAAGATTCTGCATAGTTGTTTCCTGTAGGCGAAACCTATCATAGAAGGCCGAGTAATTGATAAGCATCGGATGCTCGCCAAGTTTAGTTAACTCGTGATTGGCTGCCAGTTCCTTGCGGAGAGCCTCTACCTCGGCCAATATGCGGGTGAACTCTCCGCTGAGACGTGCAACCTCCTGACCGTACCAGCCCTTCGGCTTACTAACCTGCTCTGTCATGTTAATTACCGTGCTTTCCCTGAGAGACTAGATACATTGCAGCCTTGCGTAAGGCGGTGCGTTCCTCTGTTGTAAGTGTAGCAAGAGAGCGAGCCACTAGTATAGCGTTAACCACTTGTACTAGTGGTGCTGCAAAAGACGTGAAGCGCGTTACTTCTGCTGCATTGTCTAGTGCTTTTTGTTTTTCGGAGGCCAATCGTTCGGCCTCTCTTGCAGCAAGCCATGCTGCCGATGGTTCTATTAAGAGACGAGTGTTAGCAGTTATCTCCCAACGGCCATCATCGTTAACTTCGTATTCAGGCATTATTCTGCTCCTTCTATAACTATTCGTGTACCGATGGCGAAGTTGATCCCGATGGTGAGTGAAATGGATGAGATTAGGTCGGCGGTGTTGTTCCACTCAGCGACCGTAGACGCGTAGTGGACTACCGCTGGCGGTGTTCCGCCCGGTTCGTCCATCCATGAACCTGACGACACGATCCTTGCTGGCGTCGAAGTCAAAGGCTTAGATATCTCGAACGTGAATAGGAACGGCTCATCTAGTCCGATTGCATAACTCGCTTCGGGATACGGGAAGATGCCTGTTGCGCCGGTAGTTCTCTCCCCCTGCACGGACGTGGAAGATGCCGAGACGGTCTGCTTCGCGTAGTTAGCGCCGGTATCCCCGTTCAAACGGAGTTGCATGTTCTGGCGCGTGGTGTTGATCCCGTATACCGTCACGCGGAACATCCGGTAGGCCGTGTCCACACTTACTGACATACTGGCGGCAGGAGCCGCGAGGACTTCATCGGCTAAAAGTACAAAACCCATTAAGCGTTCATCCCTTCGAGTAAGACAGTCGTTCCAGCGGCGAAGTTGCCCGAGGACGAGACGACGGCGACCGACGTGACCTCATCGGCGGTGTTGTTCCACTCTCCGCCAATGAGGTTCAGTTCTCCGGTGGTGTTGGCGGGGTTTCCTGCCGGGTAGTTGGACTGCCCGATGGTCTGAGCCTTGACGCCAGCGGCGGGCTTAGCGATGAGGGCCGTGAACATGGCAGTCAGACCCTGCGAGGCGTCCCAGCCGTTGCTGTCCGTCAGGCCCACGGAGGTCTGCGACGTGGAACGAGCGCCCGTAATGGTCGTGCTGTTCGCGGCGACCTGCTGGAAGGCGTAGTTCGCCCCCGAGTCGCCGTTGAGCCGGATGCCGATGATGGTATTTATCCCCGACAGCGTCCGGATACCGAACATTGTCACTCGGTAGAAGTCATAGGGCGTGGGCACGTTAATAGATATAGAGGCTGCCGCACTACCAAGAGTTGTTGAACCAATTTCAGTCCATGTCATTAGTCTGGTACTCCTTCTAATACAACCACAGTACCGGCGGCGAAGTTGCCAGCCGAGGCCACGAGGTCGATGCGGCTGATGAGGTCGGCGGTGTTGTTCCAGATGCCAGCGATGTTGAACTTGTTCATGGCTGGCGTGCCCGCGTTGTCGAGCATTACCTGATCCCACAGCACCATTGCTGGCGAGCCTGCCACCTGCTTTGCGATGACGATCTCTAGCGTGGTAGCAAGGCCGGACTCACCATTCCGGTTCCCATTGATGGATGTCTGCCCGGTAGTGCGTGCGCCATCGACGGTCGTCGAGTCACCACGCAGGTACTGTCGGTCGTAGTTCGCGCCCGAGTCACCGTTGATTTGGAGTTGGACAAGGCCGTCAGACCCATCCTTGATCAGGTACGCCGTCACCCGGAACATCTTGTACGTCGTCGGTATAGATGTAAAAGACACACTGGCAGCAGCCGAAGCAAGCGTCGTACTATCAATTACTTCCCAAGCAGCGGCAGGGCCAGCGAGTGCTGAACCTGAGGCTCCTAATAATGCACGGAACGACATACCAAATGTCATTTATCCCATCGCCTGTCCTGCTACAAATCCGTACCATACGGTGCCGCCATCTACTGTAACAAAGGTTAGTATGTCCACAGCATTAGCCATTGTAGTAAGCGTAGGCGCTGTAGCGGCAGGCCAGTCCACCGATGCGGGCCAAGTGGCAAGGTGTGAACCTGTACCATCCTGTCGAAGAATCAATGTGAACGAACCACCGTTACCGTCTGCTGGCGGATTACTGAATGTGAAGGTACAGTTTTCAGACAATGTAATATCGAATACTGTACCTGTAGATAGGTCTAGAGTTTCAGTAGCGCCCGATGTGGCGTTCTCAACAAGAGCCTCAGAGAAACCTGTTAACTTCGGAGCGGTCAATGTCTTGTTACTAAGAGTTTGTGTATCAGACGTTCCAACAACTGTACCGGCTGGCATGGCCCCCGAAGATGTTACAACACCACTTCCATCGCGGTGAAGTATTTCATTTGCATCGCCTAGGACAGTTTTCAAAGACGACAATGCCAAATCTTGAACGGTGTTATCGTCTCCATCAATTGTCTTATTAGTTAGTGTCTGAATATCTGTGGTTCCAACTACAGCGCCGGTCGTGCCGTGTGTGGACGTGTCGGCAATGTGGTCAGAGAGCGCGGTACTATCTTCTAGGGCGTTAATGCGATAGTCGTGACTAGTTGCAACAGCCGAATCAGTAATACCAACCTTAGTTTCAAGTGCCTTGATAGCCGCATTCTGATTATTCTGATGCTCGGCCAGCACATCGTCGCCAGTAGGCCCATCCTCTAATGTTTCATCCAGTGTTGTATTGTCGTCTATCGCGGTAGGATAGTTGGTTGTACCAGCCATTAAAAGATTGCACCTCCTACAAGACTTATAGCCGTGCCGATTGCCGCACTAAGGGCCATCATTGCCACGCCACCTACAATGTAGAGTTTAACTTCGATGGTCTTTAGTCGCCCGCGCAGACCGCCATCGTCGCCTGCGCCATATATCTCATGGCGAAACGCCCCAAGTTCTTTTAAAACTTCGGTACGCTCCGCGCTGGATTGAGTCATGAAGGCGTCCATCCTGCCGACAAATTGATAAAAGTCCTTCTCAAATTGTTCAACCATTTTATCCTCTTGCATAAGCGTATACCGCAAATGTAAAGGTCTGGTCTGCATTTTCTCCGCCTGTTAGCGTTACACCGCTCCATGCCGATGCGCCTGCAAGAGTATCTGTGGTGGCTATCGCGTTACCCGCCTCGCCAGCAACAGAAGCCGTTGCGTCCAAAGTGTCACCATCGCCAACTGCTGCCGTAACATCGGGGTGAGCCGTTGTGCCAGTAGAATAGAGGGTTCCTTCGCCAGCATCGCCATTGATAGCCGCAATCAAGTTGTCTATAGAATCCGTGGCGAGGTCACCAATAAGTACCTCGAACGGAACGGTCGGGCCGGTCGAAAGTGCCGTCTTGAAAGTGTAGACTGTTTCACCAATTGTAACCGTGTTAGTGTTTGCCGCATTCTGTGTAAGTTCAAGTGTGCCAGTAGCCGCCGTAAGCGCCTCACTGACAACTACCCACTTAATTCTGAATGCGTCTCCAATAAGAACTTTGCGTACTGTGCCAGCAGAAAGTGTTCCATCTGTTACGGCACGTTCGTCGGAAGCCACGGGGTCGGCATAAACATCGGCGACAAGTGTAGCAGCCGAGCCGGTACCAGTCTGTTGTGTGAATGCTACTACATCGTCCCAATCGCCATTAGCCAATTTACGCTGTATGTAGACATTAAGTGTGTCTGTCACGTCAGTATCTAGAGCGGTTACATCTAGAACAAAGGTGAAGTGCTTAGCCCAATACCAACCGACATTGGCCGCTGTTTCGCCGCTTGCTGTCCTTGCAGCCGATGCAAGAACCTCTACGCTATTACGGTAGGGTACGGCATTTAAGTTATGAGAGTCGGGTGCTCCGCCCATTTATACCTCCATCATATAAGAAGGGGGTGGAGTTGCCCCCACCCCCTCTTCAATTAAGCCTTGTACTCTACCAGTAGATTTACATCAGCCGCTTCGGAAGCATCGCCAACTGTACACTGTATTACGAACTCGTCTCCCATATCGAAAGCCAAGCCGTTCACAGCCGCCACAGCCGCATGTCCCGCCTTAGTTGCCTTTGTTATTGTTACTGTTGTACTGGTTCCCTTAGTTAGATTGATAAGTTGTAATACTGTGTCGTCGGTAGAACCACTCGCCACATCAATGGCCCATGATACTCCTGTTACGATGCCCGTTGTAGGCCAGTAAACACCCTCACCGGCTACTATAGAAAGCAGCCATGCCTGTGTTGCTACGGGGATTGTGGTGTAGGAAGCCGCTGTAACTCTAGCACGAACATAGTAATTCGTCTGAGAGTTAACTGCCACCGTTGCCCAATCTGTAGGAACATCCCACGTAATGAAGTATGTAGAAGTTCCTGCCGTGAATCCCGTAGAGTCGTCTTGAAGATTATGTGCGGTCGCTAGGTTAACCCAAGTGCGGCCGTTGTAATATTCAAATACAACTGTATCACCAACACCGGCTGTCGAAAGTGTAATCTTAATACCAGCAAACTTGGATGCTCCACCGAAGTAGAACGCATCGTTCACCGCCTCGGTAGCAGGCAAGAGTGTTACGTCCGCAGCACCAACATCATTGATGTCAGTGGTTTCTGCGGCGAACACGCCACCATCATCCGAAGCCGCATAAGTTACGGCAGCCAATGTCAACTTACCGAAAACAACACCATCGGCGGACTCACCTTCGCGTGCATCAACGTCGCCGCTGAGGAACACAGGCAGCACTTCACGTCGATAATCATCAATCTTAGGGAAGTGGTTGCCAAAGAAACGCTGTACGGATTCGATAGCGTTACCCATTATTCATCCTCCCCCAAATTATGAAAGACTTGTGCCTAGACCGTAAATCCAGCCGTGGGCCGTTGTTGCGTTACGTACTTCCATCGTGTACTCACCAGTGATAGCAGCCTTCTTACGGTCGCCGTCAACAGGGATTGGAGTTACGAAGAATGCACGAGAGTTGCCGTTACCAGATAGAGGGCCGATACCAATGTAGTCGGTGGTAAGAATTACCAAGTCGTCTGGATTCATGCTACGGCTAAGAACAATGTCAATAGCACCGAAGTCACTCTCGTACTGGTTCACGATAACACCCACGGAATTCTCATCGCGTGTGGTGCGAACGTAAGGGGCAGCCCAAGAAGAGATACGTCGCTGCTGTCGAGCGCCTACCATAATCATGTTAGGCTTTCCACCAAGTTCCCAAATGGACTCTAGGCGGTCAACAAGCATTGCCTCTGTAAGATTGGCACCAGCGGCGTCGTATCTTACTGCGCTAGAGTTGTAGCGAATAAACTCGGCAAGTCCACCCATGCGGCGAACGTCAGCAAGTGTGGCGTTGTTAGCAGGTAGGGAGTTCTTGGTGCCGTAGATAGCAGCCTTCTCCAATCGGATAAGCATTTCTTGGAACTTCTTAGCGAACTCACGGTCGAACTCGTCGGTGATTCCAAACTTCTCTACAGACTCGCTGGTTCCAGATACGCTGATTTCCTCGTGGAAAATCTGAGTGTAGTTGGAAGTGCTGCTGAGGTCGGTAGATAGGAAGCGGTCAGAGAACTCAGCACCATCTACGCGAAGAGTACCGAGGTTGTCCCATCGGTCGCCCGCATCGTGGTTACTATCAGACTCGCCATCCAAAAGAACTACGGTTACAGCATCTGTAGAGATAGAAGCAACAACGTAGTAAGCGTCATTAACCTTAAGATAATCTCCCACCTTTACATAGGAACCTTGTCCCGTTGTAAAGTCAAGTGTAAGACCACCACTGGTGTAGGCACCGGACAGTGTTCCATTCTGTGGAATCAACTGGTCGTTCTGCCATGTATGTGTTGTGTTGAAGCATGGGAATGCTAGAGAATCTGCACCGCCACTAACGCCGCCGTCGATGTTCCATCCTAGCATAGCCAGAAGGGGAATCTCACGAGGGTCGATAGCATCAATGAATTCTGATACATTCAACCTTTCAGTATACGAACCATCGAAGATAGTACGCATACCACTATTTACTGAAACAGCCATTTATCCTCCGTTAAAATATTAACTAGCGGAGGTCATTCTCTTCTTTATAGCGATGATTTCTCCGCGCAGAGCCGCAGCCCTAGCAAGGTTATTGTGTCCGCGTGGCGACCGCTTCGTCTTTTCTAGTTCTTCTTCTAGTTCTTTTAGACGTGCATGAGTATCATCCATGCGCCGAGTAGCGGCGGGTCGTCCATCGCCCCGAGATTCACCCGGAACGCGGCTGTTTTCTTCCTGTTCCCTAGTATCTTCTACTACTGGAACCACCGGCACTACTACCTCTGCGGCACGTCGCCCGGCTTCCTTGTTTCTACTAATTCTGGCAGCGGCAGCCCACACTTGTTGTGAACTCTGAGGATTCTCAGCCCGTATTTCTGCTTCGTTAACTTCGTCCAAGGTTTTCACAGCCTGTTCAATTGCGGAATTGATTTCATCGTGTAGTAATCGTGCAGCCTCTTGTCGTGCGGCATTTGCCGAACGCTCTTCCTGTTCACGGCTCCTACGTTCTTCGAGAACAACCTTCGCACCTTCTGCATCGCCATGTTCAAGGAACTTCTCTTCCAATCTTTCGATTGTCTTATCCTTCTTGGAAATCTCGTTGTCCGCCCACGCCTTGTAGTTAGCGGCCCACTGAGCATATTGCTCTTCGATGGTACGCTTCTCTTCACCGGCCTTGCGAACTAGGTCACCAATGCGGGACTTAAGTTCCTTGTTCTCACTCTGCAAAGTTGCTATCTGAACTTGCTCTGAGGACTGACCATTGCTCGCTTGGAATGAGTCCGTAGACTGTTCCTCCCGAATATCAGTTTCTGTCATAAGTTCCTCCGTTCTATGATAGTATTCCTATCATACTTACAATTATACTACACATTTGTTAACTTGTCAATACCCTTACTACCTAAATTTTGCGAATCTTGGTGGGCTATCGTAGCCCCCGCTGGCAGGATTAGTAAGGGTCTTGGTTCGTGCCGTTACTAGGTCGGCTGTCTTGAACATCAACTTCAATCCACTCAACCATTCTTCGAACGTATTGGCCGAAGCAATAGGGAATGTCTTGTGCATTGCTCTAAGCATTCGCATATGGTTGTTAGTCATACGGTGGTTACTCTTCTGGAAGTATGTTATCACATCCTCTACTAGTGTTGGGTCGCTGAATACCGAGTTGAAGTAACTCATAGCCTCGCTCCACTGAGGTAGTCCACCTGCTCCTGTGTTTGTAGGAGTCGGTACGTTCTTAGGCTTCCAACCTGATGGCAACTTAGGTACTCGACTCTTGGTTCCGGTATCGCGCTTCACAGTACCGCCACCGCCTCCGCTACCCTTACCACTGGTATTAAATACCTGCTGTGTCTGGTAGCCGTAGATGGTGTCGTACATACCTCGTAGACCAATGAGGTACTGGTATGAAGAAACCTTAGGTCGTCCGTCACTGTCCTTATCGCCATCAGTGTACGAGAATAGTGTGAAGGCAACATCGCTATTCTTATCAAACTGCTCAGCGAATACCGGCGCGTTGATTTCGTACACTGACCAGAAGAAGTCTAGAATCTCTTCCTCTTCGGTAATGCCGTTAATTGCAAGCAACTCGAATAGATAGTCAGGCGGCATGTTCTTAGAGTTTGCACCCGAGAAGTGCTTCTCTAAGTAGGCCTTTGTTAACTGACCAGTACGCGAGAGTGCCACGCCAGAACCCAAGTCCGGCAACCTGTAGTTAGAGTTGATACGGTTGGTTGCCATACCATGTGAAGGTACACCACGAACAGGTGGCTTAATTGTACCATCGGCGTTGTATACATTCTCGTCAAAGGCACCGGCTTCCTTGTCAGGATAGAAGTGGTTAACAGCGGCGTCGAACAACTGCCATTGCTTCGTCTCCTTCAAGTAGTTAAGGAACTTAGAAACGCTAGAGTCGTATGAGTGCTCCTTGTTGAAGTATTTACTCCAAGTCTCGAACTGCTCTGAGTCTAGACGAATGTGAATGTCGGCATCGTGCAACTTCTGCAGTTCCTGATTAAACTCATATGCCTCACGGAATTCAGAGAGTTCCTCGGCAGTAGTAATAACTACACCACTTGGAGTAGTGAAGTGTCGTAGTTCGCCCGGTACCCATACGCCGTTCTCGTCCTCGTAACCTGTAAGGTCGCGGATTTGAGCACGCACTTCTGGTGAGTCTGGCTCGCTGCGGAGGGATTCAAGTCGTCCTAGTCCAGCACTGAGGGCACCAATGTTGTCCTCGTACTTAGCCGTAAGGATTGTGTTGAGGTCACCAATGCGCGCCGCATTATCAAGACGTACCTGAATAAGTTCGTCGAGTTCGCTCTGTGTTATATCGGTGTTGTTGCGCCACAAGCCTCCTGTCATTTCATCCAAGAGAGTTGCAATGTCCTTAGGAGTAGGTGGCTTGTAAGCCTTCTCGATACGCGCAAGTGTAGCGGCGAGGTCAGTTGACCTATCGCTCTGGCTCCACGCATTCGTAGCGTTACCGTGTTCGCGCACAGTACGTGCTGCCCACTCATTGATGGCCTTGTCAATGGCCTGCTCAGGTGAGAGCGAACGTGCCATGAACTCGTTGTACAAATCACGGTAGGTTTTTGGCAACTCGGCCAATACCTTTTCCTGATTGTCGAAGAAGGTGTCAACGTCAACTGCGTTAGTGAAAGCGCCGTCCTTCTTCTTGTAGAACTGAGGCATATTAATTGCAGCCTGCGTGTCAAGAATAATGGACGTTACCTGAGACATCACGCGGCCCCTGTTAATCTGACCAACTGTTACGAACTCAGCACCTACGCCGGTTTCCTTGGCAAACTTCTCAACCTCAGCAATGAGGGCATCCTTTGCAGAGCCAGCAGCAATGAGGTCGATGTTCGGAAGGATAGGAGTCTCTTCACCACGGTAACTGCCAAAGGCGTATACCATCGGTACAACCTCTTCCATGTTGTATCGCTCTAGTAGGTCAACCATTTCTGGCTGGCTAATGCGGTACTGGATATCGAAGTTGCGGTCAGAGCGTGGGTCGATACCTGTGTAGGCGTAAACGCCAGCACCAAGAGCCGCAATGCGTGCATCGCGTTCCAACTGCAATCGCGTGTAGGCAGTAGCGGTATCTTCCTCGGAAATGTTAGAGCCAACTGCTGGCAACTTAGCATACTCTTCGTCGAACCAAGCGCTGACCTCGGCCAGTCCACCAAAGAACAATGCCTCTGTCTGAGCAAGTGCGTTAAGGTCGTTTGTTTCCTTACCGTTTCGAAGGTATACAGACACGGCAGGATTGTCCTTGAACCAGTTAGAGATAGCCTTGCTACGCTCTACATCGGTTTCGTAGTTTGCACCAAGAACATCGCGCATGTCCTCCATTGCTGCGAATACAGCCTGCTGGTCGCCGTCACGAAGTGTGAGTCGGTGTCCACCAAGATAGGACGTAGCGTTGGCAACGGTACGGTTTCGAGAAGCGCGCACCATAGTAGAAACGAGGATAGGGTTCATGGCTTGGTCAATACCGAGTTGTGCGCCCAATTGCTGCAAGAGCGGCATGTAGATACCGTCCTTACTCATACGTCCCCACTCATCGAAGGCTTCGATAAGGGCCGCAAGTTCAGGATTCTGCTTAGGGTCAGTACCGCCCTTCTCACCTGCTGCCATAATAGAAGCAGCAAACTCATTGTTAACATCACGGATGTCTCTATCAGACATAATAATCTGAGAGGTCAGGCCGCTTCCAGTCCAAGCCGTCAACTCGGCGCCAAGTTGTGTAATCATTTCAGCCGGTCGAATCAACTGGTCAGGAATCAAACTCAAGTCCTTCTGACCCATCTGTCCGGTAAGGTTCAAGCCCCAACCGAACATAGGGTTCATAGGAATGAAGTCGTCAATGGCGTCATAGCCCTCGCCCAATCCTGTCGCACCCTCGCCCGCACTCTGGTACTGGCCGATGAGGTCGTTGTAGAAGAGTACCGAGCCTACGTTAAGTGAGCCGCCCGAGAAGCCGCTGGTGTCAATACCTGCTGCCTTGAGTGGTAGCGCAAGCGCACCCAAGAGGAAATCAATTGGGAGCGTGTTCTTCATATAGTCGGGCAGTTCCTCGTTAAGAAGTTCGAGGGCCGTCTCGAAGGCCTTGTAGCCCACGTACCAGTGAGGGTTGTCCACTACACGAGTAAACAACTTACCCATAGTACGAGTAGGCCAAATGTGCCACGGGCCGAGCCATCGAAGAATGAAGTCAATGTCGTTAACATTGTTATAGTTGTGTAGTATGAAGTCGGCGCGAGCCTGACCAAGTGCCATACCAAAATCCATAACCTGATTCTTCTCACGGATGAGCGTCTCTACACCACGACGTAGTGTACCGGCTTCCTGTGGAGTCAACTTAGTTAGGTAAGGGCCGACCGGCGCAGCCTCAGAGAAACTTCGCTTGAAGGTATTGTAGGCATCGTCAAGTGAGCGGCGCTGGTCGCCAGAGATAGGCCAACCGCGAAGCCACTGGTAGCGGGCATTCTGTACTAGAGCCTTAGCAACCATGTCTCCCTGTTCCGCCTTTGCTACGAACGGCGCCAACTTACGAGTAGCCTCAACTGGCGACTCAATCTGGTACGAGGCGTAGAAACCACGAGGGTTCTTCTCTAGAGCCATGCGGCCAGTAGCCTTGGCAGTTGCAGTCTGCTTAGGGTCAAGCAAGGCGTCGTAGTGTTCCTTGGCGAGAGCGCGTACTGCCTCTTCAACTTCCTTCTCGGGAGTTCCCTTGCGAATGAAGATTGCAAAGTGTGTACCATAACGAGACTGCTTCTTAACACTAGGCACAATTGAAGCCCACTCGTCGCCCTCTGTGATAACTGCAAAGAAACCCTCAGGTGGGCGCTGGTAGAATACGTGACCCATTACACCCGATGCTGGTAGGTTACCAGTAAGCGAAGGCTCAGGGGCCATGCCGATATTAGCAGGTGCTACATTAACACCCTCAGGAATGTTTGCCACTACTGCGTTCTCATTGAAGTGGGAGACAACCTCAACGCTCTTGTTCCATCCCTTAGGACGGAATGTTGGATAAGGCTGAACACTCTTAGCCCACTCAATTGCTGCTTCATTAGAGGAGTCGAGTTGGCTCTTCCAACGACGAACAATCGCAGGAGGAACCTTAGTCATGTCGGCCAACTCATCAAGGTCAACCTCGCGGGAAATAGAACGAACGAATGGGTGTCCTAGAACACGCGCACCCTCAGCGTTCCATTCGAAAACGGCATTGCGGATTGCGTCATAGGCTTCCTGTCCGGCCTCGGATAGAGACTGTGAACCTTCCCGGCTGCTGGCTCTTTCGTACATCTTCTTGAAGAAGGCCACCGTTGGTGCCTGCTCACTTACAAGTTGTGTAAAGGAGTCTGTAGTGTTCTCACCAATGGTACGTGCAAGCATCTTAGCCTCACGGTCGCCGTCAAGCGGTGCAGCCTGCAGGCCGAGCGAGTCTGTAACAACGTTCATGCGCTCCTTAGATGTACGAGCAAAGCGGTTGAGACGCTCGTTGGCAATCTCAATCAATCGACCAACATCTAGATTGCCCTCTTCTGTTTCTCGCACAATAGCACGGCGCAGTTCAGCCATTGTCTGCTGGCGAGAAAGGTTAAGTGTCTGATGTAGTTTGCGAATATCACCAGCAGCACCAGCAACCTTCTGCTGGCTTACTCTATTAGCAAGTTCGGTAATGTCCTTAACAAACTCTTCGAAGGTTGCACGTAGAGCAGGAGTACCCAATCCTTCACCAAGCGCATTGCGCGGTGTAGATGGGAAGATATCCTTGTCGGCGGATACAGCCTGTCGCAACTTATCGTCTGTAACCTTGATGGACTTCGCATCTTCCATACGGTCGCCGAAGCCACTGTGTCGTCGAACAACAACGGTTCGCGTGTTGCGCTTTCCGGTGTTGGTACGGAACACCTTGTTCTGTAATGTGCCGTTGTCAATAGCACGGTCGATTGCACGACGTACATCGGCAGGACGTGCGCCCTTAAGGTACACCTTCATGAATACCGAGTTTGGATTACCAGTGAGGGCAATGGAAGTGTCGCCAATTTCAGCGAAGGCAAGAATCTTATCGTCAAGATAAGCGTCTACCTGAGCCGGTGTCCATCTATTGTGGTTCACAAACTCGGCCTGATGCTTAGCGATGAAGGCGTCCTTAGCCTTATCAATGTCGGCACGCAACGTCTTGCGCTGCGATTGTGTAGCAGCACGGCGAAGGGTGCTTAGGTTATCCACGGTACGGCGAATAATGATACCGCTATCCTGTCCACCAAACGATGGAAGTTTGCGAGCCTCATCAATGATTTCATTGGCAGCCTTCCAGCCGAGGGCTTCATCCTCTTCGGTGAGCATATCCAAGATTTCCTTGCGGTTAATCTGTGGTGTAGATGGGATAGTTACCATCTCTTCTAGTTGCCTGTTGGTCATTCCCAGTCCCTTTACGTAAGGGAAGTAGGCGTCGCGGTACAACTCAGGGTTGTCGATGTACTTAAGAAGAACCTCGTTGCGCTCGTAGAGTCCACGAATACGCATGGTTGAGTTAGCCGCAATAGACAAAGCAAGGTCTGAGGCTTCCTTAGGTGGAAGGCCAGAACCAAGTGCAGCGGCATAGAGTGTTGAGTGAACTTCTAGTATGTCGCTAACGGCTTCCTTAGGAATACCGAACTGTCGTCCTGCCTCGCCCAAGACCTTAACGGAGTTGAGGTAACTATTCTCAATGGAGTTGGCAATTCCCTTACCAAGAAGATTAGGGTCAAAGGAATCAAGAACATCTTGGAACTCGCCAAGAGCATCCTTGTTAAGATGTGGTACGTGGAAACCTAGTTCCTCTGCAATTCGAGCAGGGTGCTTTGAGGCCACGAAGATAGCAGTACCATCCTCCAACTGGTCAATGTAGTAGAAGAGACTTGCAGTTGAACTGTGCGTGTGGTCAGTAAGCGCGCGGAATAGATTCTCACGGAAGGCTGCGGTGTCTGGCCCACTTGCTGCCAACTTATTAAAGAGGGCTGCTGCCTGTGGGTCTAGTTTGTTGAGCGCCGTCACCATGTTCTCCGGTGTCCACAACTGCTCCATTACTCGAACGGCTTCCTTCTGTGTGATACGCATACGGGTAACAGCCTCGAAGTGGGCCGATGCCTTACGGAAGGTCATGTATGGCAAACCACCAACGAATGGAATACCTCCACCCATAGGGTTCTTTGTGAAGAGCGAAGAGGCCAACGTCTCTCGAAGTTCGTTAATCTCGGCCTGACCCAAACCCTTAGGCGAGAAGCCGTAGGTAAGGGGGTTGATAGAGCCAAAGAGTTCATCATACTTATCAAAATACTTAGGGTGTCCGAATGGTGAGAACAACTGCCACGGCATGATGCCATCCAGTGTAGATACAGTAAAGTTGTTGATAACGTTACGGATAACGAAGCCCGGCGACTCCAACATCATTAGCGAGAGTGCGCCAGCCAACTTGTTCTGAACCTGCATAGCAACGCCAATGTTCTGTGTGGCCTTTCCAGTCTCGTCCAGTTTGTTCCAAGACTTACCAAGAATACGCTGAGACACGGCTTCTGTTACATAAGAGTTAAACTCCGTAATGAAGTGAGCGAAGAACTCATCCTCGGAGCGATAGAGCAAACTCATTCGCTCCTTGAAGATTTCCTGAGCCTTCTTGTAATCTACACGTCCATTCTTTGTGGCAAGGCGTGTTGCTTCAAGACGAATCTTATCGGTCGCCTTCTTGAACTGCTCAGGGTCAGTGATGATAACTACGTCGTCGCGTAGAGTCTTGAAGGCTCCAGTCGCTACCTCGTTTCCAACGAGTTCGGCTGTCTGGAAGAAGCGCTCTGTCTCATACTTATGAGTGTTGTACTTAGCCAAGAAGGGTCGAGCGTTATCAGTTTTGCCTACAGTAGCAAGGTCAGTAATAAACTGCTTAAGGTCAAGGATTAAGTCCTTTCCGCCTGTCTCAATGTTGTATCGAGAAAGCGGAATCTTCCTAAGCATCTGTGAGAATTCATCTGTTACCGAGAAAGCATAGGAAACTACTGAGGCTCTCTGAGAGAACTCTTTGTTTCTTAGAGCCGTACCAGAAAGAATTCTTTCTGTTAGTGTAGCACCCTCGTCCACCTGACTCATAGCCGCGCGTCCAATAGGAAGCGATGCACTGGTGCGCTGCTTGATTACACGACGAATCGGCGCATAAATCTGGAACACGTCAGAGATAGAGTCTCCGGTGTAGATAGCGCGTGGCGTTGTGCGAGGATTAAAGATGTCCTTCTGAACTCGGATTGTATCTTCGGTTGAATCAAGGATGCGGTCAATTTCGGCCAACTCATCTTCGAGCATTCGAATCTTGGTACGATTAAGAGGAATAACAGTATCTTCCGCAAGTCCCGCTACTCTCTGCACACCTAGTCCGCGAGTAGAGCCAGTAGTAATAACTTCGGCTATCTCGTACTCGTTACCAAGCATACTCTCAACCTGCATACGACGCACAGACAACTCGCCAAGAACTTCGGCAAAGTCGTCGTCGGCTCTAGTCAATACCTGACCAGCGCGCAGTCCTTCGATGATGCCGCGTCCCTCTACTTCAAACTGAGGGATACCACGGATAGCACGGAAGGCAGCGTTACCGCCCTTTCGCACAAGTCCACCAAGCGGCATCAACTGCATGTCAAGTCCGAGGGCTGTTCGAGTCACAAGGCTGCGCCAACTAGAGACTTCTTCGATGGCTTCCTCTACGGACTTACCAGCATCAATCAAGTCAACAAACATCTTGATGCCGGGGTTCTCGTACTGATTAGTCCACTGATTGAGTTCGACATTTTCAAAGTCTGCTGCAATATCTTCAATGAGGTTGCGCTGCTCCGGCGAAGTATAAGGTGACTGATAGATTTCAGTTAAGCGAGTGCGATACTTGCCACCGGGCAAGAAGTCAGGATTGGTCTTTTCATTAAAGGTCTTTTGAATGGCTGCCAACTGTCCATTAACATCAAGATGTTCTTCGTTGTTGTCAAGTGAAAGAACACTATCCCAAACCGTTGTTAGTCGTACAGGCTTTGTTGGGTCATTAAGGAAGGACTCTGCATCGTGGTCGTGCCACGCATCTAACAGACCAAAGCCGGAGAACAAGTCACCAGCAAAGTTCATAAGACCCCCAATAACTGGTACCTTGAATCCCTCTCCTACCATATCCTTAATGGCTTCCTCACTGAATCCCATTTCATAAAGGAACTCAGGAGAAATGTTAGAAGTAATCATACCCTTAGGTAGAACTGTAGTCCAGTTACCCTCTCCCACACCGGGAGCCTCTCGTCCCTCAGCGGTGCTGAATAGATACTCGCGGATTCGCGCTTCGTCAATCTGCTGCTGCTTAACTTCGCCCGCATACTTAATACGGTCAAGAGTTTGGTTCTTAGGACTGATAACAAGATACTCAGAGAGCACCTTCATGGTGGCCTCAGTAATGCCCAAGTCGAACCAAGTACGCTCGGCTTCGGTTAGTAGGCCATAGCGGTAGCGTTCCTGAATGCTCATGTCAGAGCGGCGCTGTCTCTCAATAGAGTTGGCCGGTACTGTCAGAGCCGCAAGGAACGTATCAATGGGCATCTTAGAGAGTTCAGGAGTAAGACCACGAAGTGTGGTAATTTCCTCTGTCTGCATAGTCTGGATTACTGGATTTTCAGTAGTAGTGTAGCGTCCATCAATGTGAACATACTGTCCCTTGAACGCCTCAATCTTTTCAGCATCGGTTTCAAGTCCACGAATGGATTGATTGATAGCATCCTTAACAGAGAAGAGCATGAGTGTTCGTTCGCGTACAATCTGACTGGTGGACATTTCCTCCCTATCAAGGAGGCCCGCCACGGCTAGGTCAAAGGTAACTACGGGTATACCTGCGTTGATTGTTTCAAGTACCTTGTCGATGTGCTTACCAAATACCGGAATCTTAGAATACTTCGGAGTAAAGGAAGGCGCTGGACTTTGTTCAGTAACTTCTCTCTTTGATACAACTCCAAGAGATTCATAGAACTCAATGAGATAAGGCGACGCGCTATCCGGTGTAGTAATTACAAAGTCTAGTAGGTTAGCAAAGATTTCTGCGCGGCCCGCATCGCTGGCTACCTTGTTTTGATACTGAGTAACAGACACATCACCAAACTGCTCGGCCTGCTGCAACGCAATACCAAGGAACAGGTTCTGATTCTGCATACCAATCTGCTGCCAAATCTCGTTAGAGAACTGGCGCATGGCTGTACGAGCGGGAGTCTTATCAAGCGCATCGCGAATTTCAATCTTCTCACTAGTAGGAATTGTAGTAGGCTCTCGACCAACAATAGCATCCACGGCCTGTCGCATCGTTTCACCAGCGGCAAAGCGCGAACCAAAGTATGAATCAACATTGCGACGGAATCCAGTCACGGCACGGTCGTAGTCGGCGTCAACCATTTCTGGCTGCGCTAGTCCCTCATAAGTAGAAGTGACAGGCTTAGGAATAACCGGCGCTCGCTCCACAGATTCACGAGCAACAGCCTGACTTTTCTCAATAGAAATACCCCTATCTACTTCACGGAATCTATTCATAGACTCTTGAAGAGAAGGGGGCGGCGCTGGTGGCATAGAAGGCTGAACGTCAGAAGGTTCCTGTTCCGTATACTGTCGAACAGAATCCGCTGCCCGTGTTACGGCACGCTCTACGTTTTCCAGTGGGTTTAAGAAATTTGTCATATGCTCTCCTTACGAGGCTGACCTACTTATTGTAAAACTTCTGCACCCAAGAAGGAAGTGCATTGAAGTCTGCCGGTGTCATGTTACTAGTTGAGTTCACAGGCTTAGTTGGCTCGATAACTGTGGTCGGAGTTATAGGCGGAGCAGGAGTATACGTCGGTTCAGCCGAAGGCTGAGGGGTCGTCGTGCCCTGTGCTGGTGGAGGCGGTGCCGAGGTCGGCGTCGCTCCTTGGAACGTAGGCTGCTGGTAAAACCTCTGAACAAAGTCAGGAAGTTGTGCAAACTGCTCTGGCGTCTGCTTACTTGCGGAACCCGTGGTAGGTACCTTGTATGGAGTAGTTGAGGTTGTAGGAGCAGGCGTCTCGGGTGTAGGCATAGCAGGCGCGTCTGAAACCCAAGGTGTCATATCGCGGTTAACAGGCTCAATATACATTCCGCCAGCACCATTAGGTACTAGACGAAGAATATTGTTGTCCGCCATGTACTGGTAGAAGCGACCCATTGGGGTGTTAGCCATTCTACCGCCATTAAACAACTCTCCACTTAATCCTATGTTCCCAACTTGGTACTCAGGACTAAAAAGCAGTTGCATCTGGTCAGCAAAGGTACTAACATTAGCAATCTGATTCTTGGCAGCCTCTTGTTCATCCCACGAATACGGAATACCCTCATTAATAAAGAACTGCTCAACCCACTTACCAATCGGAGTACCTGCAAAGCCTCCACCACCGGGAGTATTAGTAGCATTTGGCGTATTAGGTAGGGCCGGTGCAGCACTAATAGAGCCGCCGGGATTAAGAACAGGTGTAGTTTGGCCGGGCTTTCCACCGGGAAAGTTTGGCAAACCCACACCAAATGGCTGTTCGCCGGGCTGTCGAGAACTACTTCGCACTACTTGGTCGAGTAGGTACTTAACCCAAGAACGGGCTGGCCCCTCTGGTACTACATTATAGTTGCCTCCATTATCCAGCGCAAGTTGTAGCCACGGCTCTACGCTAGAAGGTACGCCCTCATAAATTGAGCGCTCTTCCGATGCGAGGTCTGGAACTACAACCCACGAGCCACCACTATTGGGGTCGTTAGGGTTGGTTGGAGTAAAGCGAAAGGCGCTTAGGGATGGGCCTACTAGTGGCTGCGTATCGATAAGTTCGTACTCGCCAGTAGCGGGGTCTTTCGCCCACATGATACCAGACTGAATCATCTCTGGTGAAAGGGCTGGAATGTCTCCACCACCGCTTGGGTCTACTTCTTCAAAGTAAGTCAGAGAACTAACTGCACTATCTACGCTACTCTTTACAGCAGGTGGAAGAGTAGTTAAGTCCTTTATAAACTCTTGCGACCGACCAATCTGAACCTGAGGTTCCTCATCCATCAAACCCCACTTACTATAAAGTGGAGAGTTGATGAGGGCCGTCCATACTGCGTTATCAAAACGAATAGGAACAGTGGATACTCCCTGTTCTGTCATAATGTGGAATGTAATAAATCCACCAGTGTTTCCACGAGTATCTGTAGCAGCCGCAGTATTGGTTGAGCCGCTTCCAGTATTCGTCGTTGAACTAGTTGGAGTAGGGTTACCCGGTGATAGCGGTGAATCAATCATGGCTACCATGCCCGTTGCCTCTAGTCCTAAGAAAGACTGAGAAGAGGAAACCGGCCACCGAACCTTGTCAGGAGTTACGCCAAACTTGGCTGCAACCGAGGCAGGGGTATCAAGGGGCTGAATAGTGTATGAAATTAGTGGCATTGTAACTCCTATTGTAACACACTACTCGGGCTTTGTCAACTGCCTGAGTCGCTTTTCTATGCGTGTGCTCAACTTTAAAAACCAGTCGGCACCCAACATTTCAACTATTTGTAACTGCTCCTGTGGCGAGAGTCTAGTATAAGATGACATCAATGTTGTTTCGATTACACTGTTGGCAGGCATGACATCCTGCACAACAGAGTAAACTTCATAGAGTGCCTCACTTACTATCTCATCTAAGAGTTCTGGAAAACTACTGGTAGCCATTGGCCCCCTCTACTGGCAGACTTGTAGGTGCTGGATTGTCCACTACACCAGTTTGCGCGTCAGCCATTGTCTGTCTTAGAAGTTGGTCGGCTGGTAGAGCCGCTTCCTGCATAGGTGCTGGATTCTCTGCGGCCCCACCACGTCCCGGTTCCTGTCTTTGGGCTACTTCGTTCTCGCCCTTCATCTTTTCAAGTTCCTCGTTAATGAGCGCCTGTACTGTGCTTTGCTCATTGATGAGTTGCATACGCTGCTGAATCATCATGCCCATGCTCTCTGGCGAGTTCTTAACACGCTGTTCGAGGATGGTACGCTCCCATGCCTTTACATCTCTAGCACCGAGGAAACGCTTCTGGATAATTGGAGTTGGAATCAACTCTGAGTTCTTGGCCGTAGCAGCCACAGTGATGTTGCGTAGTTCTTCAAGTGGGAATCGGGCACGAAGGATAACCTTTGTCTCGCGGCATCCCTTTGTATCACTACCCTTAAGCGAGAAGTTGAAGGCTTCCTGCGACTCATCTCCTTCAAGACGACCACGTACCTCAATCTTCTCATCCCAACTATAGCGCTGGATTAGGCCAATAATCTTGTGGTTGATATCTTCCCAAGCCAACTGAGCATTCTCGGCAGGCTTAAAGATTTTAATCATAGCACTCTGCTGCTGTGCAATTGTATCGATACCACTCTGGCCCGATACTGTAGCAAATCCTTCTTCTTCAATTTGTCCACGGAAGAATCCAAGCAACTTGTCCATTTCAGGCAGCGAGCCGTTATGCGTTAGATAGTGTGCCGACTCTCCTTCAATAAGGTCAATCATCTTATCTGTAGGGTCAGTTTTTATTGGCGAATCGTTCACACGAACAACCACCAATGTTGGGTCTGCATAGAGGTCAGCAATACGCATCATGCGCGTTGTGAGATACTCAGCCTCGGCCACACTATCTAGTAGACCGTAGTTAATCGATAGCCCATAGTTCTTTGGATTCTTTGAAGTAGTAGAACCACAGAAGAAAATGGTGTACGGTAGCGCGTCGTAGTATTTCATGATAGCGGGACGCATCACATACTGATTGTGTGCAATTACACAGTGAACAATCTGGCGACCTTCCCAACACCAGTAATCGAGAACGTTCACCTTCTTGTCTGGATTAAGTGGTTCGGTGTAATCAAAGAGTTCGTCCTCTTCATAGTTATCCTCGTCCGTCATGTGAAGCACAACGCCCCACTCTTCTTCCACTTCATAGACGTGCATCTGAGAAGCGTGAACAACGGCCTTCCACCTTTCGTGGACGCCACCGGGAATTGGGTAAACTTCCTTAGGCGGGATAGCCTTAACAGATACAGGGAACTCATAGAGCGGACGGTCGCCATCGAACTTCTGCTCATCCTCCCAACTATTACGATTCCATGTAGTACGAACTACGCCCCAACCATAAAGCAACTGGTCAAAGATAGCATCGTGCATAGGGTTGGCACCCCAACGACGAGAGTTAATTTGGATTACACCATGCAGAAGTTTAGATACTTCCTCGCTCTTGCCCCTATTCTTTAGAACTTCAATGATGGGCGCATCACCAGTAAGCATTGTGTGGGCACGCTGAATAGACGAGAATGGAATGTTGAGAGTGACAAGATGCTCGTCGCTGATGTTACTAGAAGCATCGCGTGGCGAGTAGTCGATATCCGAAGTCTGAGCAATCGGGCGGTCGTAGTGGTCACGATAGAACCACTTTTCCTGCCTTTCAAACTCTTCGTTGCGCTCTGCGTAAGCACCTTGCGCCCAAGAGAAATCAGAAATAACACGACTGAGAATTCTCTCATCGCGCTCTTCGTTCTTCTTTATTTCCTCTTCGCCCTTACCGGCGAACACTCCCTCAGCATAAAGTATCTTTCTCATTATTTTCTGTGCCTCGTCCTAAAGTGTCCAGCAACCTTGCTTCTTACTTGATACCCTGCGGCACGAGCCTTGGAGACTCCACCGTGTTCCATTGCCATGACCGCCAGCATCATAGCCGATACCCGGTCGTCGAACTCATCATCCGAATCTGCGCCAGTTCGTCCGTTGCCCTTGCGAACATAGGACTGCGCCTCGAATACAAAGTCCAAATCGTAAACAGTTAGTTGACGTTCTCGTATTTTTACTTGAAGATGTGTTTCCATAATAGGCTTAGTCTTAGAGTTGGAAGGCATACCAACTTTGTTGTCGCCATCTGAGAACTGTCTATCCTTCCTGTATGTGAACACATTGTTATAGTTGTACTGGTTCTTAAGTGCATCATGTACGGCGTAACCGTGGTTGTTTCTTTCAACGATTACTAGAGCATTGTTGTAGAGTTCAGCAAGTTGCGCCACTAGACCGGCAAAGTTGTTAGGGTCGATGCGACCGTGAATAGAAGCCACCTGTTCGTTAGATAGAATATCTAGAATGTAGGCCGCTGAGAAGTCAGAACCTGCATCGCCACCAGCCGGGTCAGAACCCACCACATACTTAGCACCTGTACGGGGCAAATGCCAGACCTTTACTTCGGGCCATTGCTTTACAAGTTCGGCGATTCCGGTATTCTTGGATAGCGCCTCGAACTTCATAGGCTCCTTGCAAACATTGTCGGCAAGGAACTGCAAGCCTTCTAGGTCAAAGATACAACCACCTGTAGTAATAAAGGCTTCCATAGGAGAACGCGGGTATTCTTGGTGGAAGAGTTTCTCATCGCGGTAGCCGCGCTTAGTCTCTTCATACCATACTTCGTCACGTCCCGGTCTTAGATCGTAGGAGAGGAACACAGCCTCGAAGCCATTACCTCCGCGCTCTGCGAACTTCCACTGTTTGTAGTAGAAGTTGCCTAGACCGTTGGCCGTAGACACCCCGATGAACTTACCGCCCGAGTCGATGGTAGGCGAGATAGCCGTCCAGTTTTCCTCAGCGTACTTGTGGAAGGCCCACTCATCTGCGATTACGATAGAGGCTGTCTCAGAACGTCCAGCATCCTTAGTAGCAGGCAACGCAAGAACCCGGCCCCTATGAACTAGTTGACCGGATGAGTTCTTCTTTTCAAGAATCATTTCCTTTTTGTTACCGCCATCGCGTCCATGAACCGGACGTTCGGCGCGCATCCACTCTGGCATATGGTTAAACATAAACTTAATTTTGGCAACCATCTGCTGTGCCTCGTCCTCTCTCTTCGAAAGAATTAGCACGTTGGAGTTGTTAAAAAACATAACACGGTGAAGGGCAAAGATGTCCACACACCACGAGACACCCAACTGTCGGCCCTTAAGAACAATAGTCTTATTGTACTTGTCAAAGGTATCGAACAGTTCGTTCTGAAAATCCCACGCCTCGAACTTGAAGGTACTATAGGTCTGCGGGTCGTTAATGTATATATAGTTTTCAGCGAAATACTTTATATCGTCTTTACACTTAAAGAACTCTAGAGCCTTCTCCATCGGATTCATTTCGTTGTTGTTTTCGTTGTTCGAGTCTGTTGAGGATAACATCGACATCTTGATCACTCACCCCCTTATCTTCTTTGTGTGTGACCTCGATACGCTGCTTGCCTACTGAGGCAATTGACAACATACGCTCGATGGCCCATTGAACAACCTTAATGTCGTTCGAATCCATCATACGTACAATCGAGTCAATAGCCTTAGCAAATCCAAAGGCAGATACCTGAGCGGCCATTTCGATGGGCTGAGTTGTAACAAGCCGATAGACCTCTTTGAATTCAGGGTCTTGCTGCTTCCAACTTCGCATCGTGTTTTCGTTTATATTGCACGCACGAGCCGCTCCAACATCTGTGGAGCCAAACATCTTAGCCACAAGGAAACGCTGCTGGTCGTCACTGAGATTCTCAATAAGACCACCAGCACCAATCAAAGGATTAGTCTGGTAGAGGACTTGTAGTTCCTCGTTCTCTATCTCCTTCGACTGCTGACTCTTCAACTCCATTAGGTTGAGTAGTGGATTGCTTGTCATTCAACTCCTTGAATTTGATAGTTACAAATGCAACTATCTCCTTTAGTGCTTGGTCATGATGTAGGAGTGCCTTACTCATGCCTTCGAGAATCTGGTAGATTTGGTCTACGTCAGCCGTCAGTCTTTCTAACTGTTCACCCGGTGGGAGGATAATCTGGCGGCGGGTGGCGTCTGGCTGTCCTAACAATACTTCTGTCATTTTGTTCCTTTCACTTGACAAAGAAAGTACGATATGGTATAATCATACCACGAAAGGCGGTGTTTGTCAAGTGGATAAGAAAACAATTCACAAGAGAGTTCATATGGATATTACTGTGGATTTGCTGGTGGAAACGCTGGCCCGTCTAACAGGTTCTTCATATCAGGATGCGCTTGAAGCGGCGCTTCTATTTGGCGTGGCCTATATCAACCAGCGAAACAACCTAGAATTGATGAAGTGGGTAGGTGGTATAACACTTCCTACATTGAAAAATGTTGAGGAAATCATAGGATAGGTATTGACAATGAATGAAGAAAGTGGTATAATTAAAAGTACCGACCGAGAGAAGAAGAGATTCAAGAAGCGCTATGGTATGCAAGTACGTGGGCGCTCGATGATTACTACAATTCTCCCGGCCATTGGTAAACGGGCACGCCTCGCTCGTTCAACGGACAGGACATAACTCTTCTAAAGTTATCATAGGGGTTCGATTCCTCTGCGGGGCGCCATGTCGGAGTAGCACAGTGGTACTGCACCGCTCTTGTAAAGCGGCTACCGGGGTTCGATTCCCCGCTTCGGCTCCATGCACGCATAGTCTAACGGTAAGACGGGATTCTCGTAAAATCCAATTCTCGGCCCAATTCCGGGTGCGTGCTCCAATAAATAACACGGGGGTGAATGAATGCCAGTAAAGAAGAAGGCTAAGAAGTTACCACCTTGGATGAAGAAAGACGACGCACCTAAGAAGAAGGGCGGAAAGAAGAAGTAATGAAGTGTCCCCGAGAACATTGTGGTGGGTTCCTTGAATACCAAGCCGGGTATATTGTATACGGGCAGGGCATGGGGCGCATCCACTCGGAGGACAAAATCGTCTGCATAAGTTGTGGGCGACACCGTTATTTGACCGAGCAGGAGGCGACACCCTCCCCGAAGGGGAGAACGGAAGCCCTCCCTGTCGAGGTGCTGGCCCTAGCCCCTCCCGAGGCGGTTCGCAGGGCACGGAGGTTCACGCATGGCAAGCAAGAATACTACAGGCAAGACGACTCGCAAGAAGAATACGAGTCCGACGACCGATAGAAAGACCATCACAGCAGACATTATAGGTAAGGCGCTCATGGAGGCCGCGATAGGCCCACGTAGGCGTAAGAAGTAAGGTTACGGGACGTTGTTCTAATGGTATGAAATCTGCCTTCCATACTTGACAAAACTTCCAAAATATGATATAATTGGAAGTAATGAAGAAAGAAGGCTCTCAATGTGAAGTCGATGGACTAACACACTACCAAAGAAATAAGGAACAATATATCCTTAAGAACAAGGAACTCAGGACGAAAAGACTTGAGTTTGTAAATAGTCTTAAAAATAAGCCCTGTACCGATTGTGGTATAAAATATCCCCCATATGTTATGGAATTTGACCATCTTGGAAATGAAAAGAAATTCAAAGAAATTTCGGTTATGGTACGACAAACCTACAGTGAAGAAAGAATATTAAACGAAATCAAGAAGTGTGAACTTGTCTGTTCTAACTGTCACAGACAACGAACATACGACAGATATCAAGCATCATTGGCGTAACAGAAACGTATCTGCCTTCCAAGCAGAGGTCGCCGGGGCAGCACCGGCATGATGCTCCATGCGGTGTTCGTATAATGGTAATACTAGTGTCTCCAAAACTCTAGACGTGGGTTCGATTCCTACACACCGTGCCAGCAGCATTAATTGAATGGTACAATGCAACGTTGCCAACGTTGACGCGGGAGTCCGATTCTCCCATGCTGCACCATGCCTAGTCTCAATTCGGTAATTGAACCGTAGGTAGGCCGGGCACCATGAGCCTATAGCCAAGCGGCAAGGCAGTAGTCTGCAAAACTACTTTAGGCCAGTTCGACTCTGGCTAGGCTCTCCACGGTGGAGTTAACTTATTGGTACAAGCGACCGGCTGTGACCCGGTAAATGCGGGTTCGATTCCCGTACTCCGCCCCATTGAGGAATAGACTAACGGTAGGTCTTTCGGCTTTGAACCGAAACGGTGTGGGTTCGAATCCTACTTCCTCAACCATGTCCTTATTGTCCCGTGACGTGAGAACAGTAGACTAATGAAGAAATAATCTACTGACGGGCTTCTTCAAGGACACCAACCACGGATAGGTAGCCAAGCGGCTTACGGCACTCGTCTCGAAAACGAGAGAGCATTGATTTGCTCCGTGGGTTCGAATCCCACCCTATCTTCCATGCGAGTTGACGAGGGCACACTCTCGCCACTCTATTCAGTCTCTGGTCAGAAATACAGTCCTCTGCTAAGACAACCAGTATTTAAGGGTACCTGCTGGTCGAGTGGGTGAAGTAAAGTACAGAGATTGAATGAGTTGCTACATAATCAAGGTAGGTATGTCGCACATACGTCCGTTCGAATCGGACTAGCAACTCGCACCACGGTCGCTGAATCAACAGGGTTAAGATGCACGTCTCATAAGCGTGATAAACTGGTTCGAATCCAGTAGCGACTACCATGCTTGTGTACTCCAATTGGCAGAGGGATACGTCTCAAAAACGTAACAGTGTGGGTTCGAATCCCACGACAAGCACCACGTCCGCAAGGACACCATACCAAATAGTAATGATGTGGACTCTGACGCTGTAATGTTCCGCAAGGTAAACATTATAGAGGAACAAGTTCCGGCCTCGCACATGGGGTGGTACCCATGTAAAACCGCTCGACTCTAATAAGGTCGGCCTGCCCACTAGCAAGGGCAAGAGTTCCTGCCAACAGTGACGATATCGGCTTATTGCTTGCCGAGTGAAACGGGGTACAGGAGCGGGCGAGTAACCCCAAATATGGTAGGGGGCAGCCATGCTTTAGACGCAGGCCACGACGGGGATGGTATTCCGTTGTGAGGGAGATGTCAGTACAGGCCAGCAGGGAGACGAGTAATTACGTCGTTACATACCGGGCCTGACAGAATCCGGGCTATTAAGCATCATTGCAGTAATTACAATCGAAAAAGGATTGGGAGAGCCAGCAAACCAGAATCCTTTAAATGGCGGCGTAATGGCCTGCTGTTAGGTTGGCAACAAACTCTTCCCTACTACCTCCGGGTTGGTAGGGCTTCGGGGACTTAGTGCTAGAGGTAACACACTTCTCTTGCAAAGAAGAATCACGGGTTCGATTCCCGTAGTCTCCACCATGCCGGTACAAAGTAGTAGTGTTCTAGATACAAGGGTGCGAGTCCCTGCTACCGGCCCCACGCGGGTATAGCATGACGGTTAATGCCATCGCCTTATATGCGAAAGAGTGGCGGGTTCGAATCCCCCTACCCGTACCATCACAAAGGAGCAAAATGTTTTACTGTTCTAAATGTGACCAACACTTACCAGAAATAAACTTTTTCAAAAAGAAAACAGGAACAAAACAATCTTGGTGCAAATCTTGTAGAAAAAATTACTTCTTCGAACGATACGACCAAAGAAGTAATTTTATTAGGAAATTAAAGGAAGTTCCTTGTACTGATTGTGGAGTACAATACCATTATGCGGTCATGCAGTTTGATCACATTGGAGAAGATAAAGTATTCAACATAAGTAGAGGGATTACCACCAATATAAGTTGGAAAAGAATTCTCTTAGAAATTAGTAAATGTGAGATAGTATGTGCTAATTGTCATGCTATAAGAACATTTAATCGTAGACAAGGACAGGTCGCATAGTGGTCTAGTGCGCTCCTCTGGAAAAGTAGTACCCGAAAGGGTCGGGAGTTCGAATCTCCCCCTGTCCGCCACGGGATGAAGAGTGCTTCTCCGAATTTGCCCGGAGCGTCCCACCATGCAGCCGTGGTGAAATCGGTAGACACGCCAATCTTAAAAATTGGTTCCTAACGGAGTACGGGTTCGAATCCCGTAGGCTGTACCATGCTTAGAAAGGAGCACCAAACTATGCTAGTTCGACTTTGTAAATGTGGTCACCTTTTACACGCAAGAGAGTGTAATTTTTGTGCCTGCGAGATAAGGAATAGAAGTTGAAACTCTATGTAGTTGTTCACTCGCATCTTTCAACGATGCAAAAGGGTATTCAGGCGGCACACGCCGTAGCCGAAATCTTACTCAAAGACAAGAAGGCGCGTAAATGGGCCAAAGAACACAAGACCCTCGTGATTGTAGAGGGTGGTAATACTCAACAAATGTCTAAACTACTATTTCACCTATCGGGTTCTGGCATATCACATGCTCCATTTTTTGAGGACGACCAAACCCTCGATGGTTTACATACAGCCACAGCAGTTTTAATTGATGATACACTTTATGGTAATACCGAGTGGCAAACCGTTCTAGCCATTCTAAGCACAGCCCAACTAGCCCGTTAAGGGCACCTTGGCCCCTTAGTCTAATGGATACGACGCGACGCTTCGAACGTTGTGATGTGGGTTCGATTCCTACAGGGGCTACCATACCGAAAGGTACCAACTATGGGAAACATATTTAATATGTATAATGAGGTTCTATCACGTTACTGCTATGCAGCAGAGTCGGCCCAACATTTACGCGTGGCTGCCGACTTACACAGAAAGTGTGCAAACTTCGAGTGTCAGTGTAAATGTCACGCATCATAATGACGACTATAAGAGAAGAATTAAACACTCTTAAAAGCGGATATTGCTTCCATGCAACTATGTCGGCCGACCCGCGAATTCAGGAGTTCCACAGTAAGTGTGCAAATTTTGATTGCGGCTGTCGGTGTCATAAGAAGAATGCAGGTTAAGTTCATACGGACGAACACTTCTTTGGTAAAGAAGAGGTAATGGGTTCGATTCCCATATCCTGCTCCATGTGAAAGGTCACACCATGCCACGAGAAACCAGCGACGGTTATGTAGTTTGCGACGTTTGTAAACAGAGAGTACACAAAGGACATAACTTTTATCATTTCGTAAACTGTCCTGAAAGTGGAGAAGATTTCAATTGGCTTAACAAATTAGTTAGTAAGGCTTGTACACATCCCGGAAACATTTTTGATTATGTTTCAGAAAACTACAGGACTGCTCACTACTTTTGTAAGAATTTTGATTGTGAATGTAGTTGTCACGAACAGTCCTCGTAGTCCAACGGATACGATGCAACCCTGCGAAGGTTGAGGTTTGGGTTCGATTCCCAACGAGGGCACCACGGGGTAAAGAAAGTCTCCCGAGTGACGCCGGGTACCCCACCACGGAAAGGTTATCCGATTGGCAACGGAACCCGTCTTGAAAACGGACGAGCGTAAGCCTTGCGAGTTCGACTCTCGCCCTTTCCGCCATATTCGAAAGGATACCTATGGAAAACTGCATCTCGTGTCACCTACCTGTTGGGTCGGGCCACACAAAAGATTGTAGAGTAGAAAACTCTCTTAGTCTCACACAAAAGAGTATGCTGAATAAATTAGGCCCCAACACAACTCTTTCAGTATTGTGTGCCCTAGACTACAGAGCCACACGTTCGTGGTTCCACCAACAGTGTAGAAACTTTGATTGTATGTGTTCCTGTCACCCGCCCATATAGTATAGTGGATATTACCTATCTCTCCTAAAGATAGAAGTCAGGTTCGAGTCCTGATATGGGTACCAAAATAAACTTACAAGGGTACTTGACAACTAGTTGTCATTGTGCTATAATTGTAAGACCGAGCCAAGAGATGCGGACTCGGAACCCCCACGGAGGGAAGAGGCAGAGGGTGGGCCGCGATATTGCCAAACAATATCCACACTCTCCCTTCCTTCTATGGCGCATTCGTCTAGCGGTTAGGACGCTACCCTCTCAAGGTAGAAGTCAGGGGTTCGAATCCCCTATGCGTCACCACGGCCTCTCGCGCTTTATACGGGAGGGGCCACCACGGGCTTGCAGCAATCAACATGAGGCAGGCCCACCACGGATTCTTGTCGGAGTGGTTTAACGACCTAGTTTGCTAAACTAGTGGGTGCAAGCCCCGTGAGTTCGAATCTCACAGAGTCCGCCATGTCGCCCGTCTCCAAGGCTGTAGGGGTGCGAATAGCAAATCCCCAAGGGCGGCACCATCAGGGTATAGTGTAGTGGTAACGTATGCCGCTTGGAACGGTAAGACGGGAGTTCGATTCTCCCTACCCTGACCAGTCGATGTGCTGTAATTGGCAAACAGGCTACGCTGAGAACGTAGTGCGCCCACGGCGCGTAGGGGTTCGAGTCCCCTCATTGACACCATGCCAGAATCCGAATCCTCTGGCTCCAAAGTTAGTGGGTCGGGCGAACTCCACGGAATTTGCCTGACCTATCTAAGCCGCCTTAGCACAATAGTAGAGCGCTGGTCTGAAAAACCAGAGGTAGTGGGCGCGATACCCACAGGCGGCACCACGGCCCACCATTTGAAATAGAATGTAGACAGGTCACCATGCACCTATGATGAAACGGCAGACATACTGCGCTTAGAACGCAGCGAACGAAAGTTCATGGGGGTTCGAGTCCCTCTAGGTGTACCATTCCACATTCGTCTAACGGTAAGACGCGACGCTGTTAACGTTGCTATCAGGGTTCGATTCCTTGATGTGGAGCCATAGGAGGGCGGGCCCAACACCGTCCCTCCTGCCAAGCCCCTTTAACATAATGGTAGTGTAGATGTTTTACACACATCCAGCGGCAGTTCGATTCTGTCAAGGGGTACCATCTGATGAATTACAATCAGACCTATTACCAAAACAATAGGGACAAGAGAAAGGCTCAGATATACGAACGGGCCAATCTACTGCGCCAAGTTGTTTTAGCATGGAAAGACAAGCCTTGTAAGGATTGTGGTGTACAATATCACGAAGCCGCTATGCAGTTCGACCATGTAAAAGGTGAAAAGAAATTTAACATTGCTCATTATCACAGAGTCGGACTTGACAAACTGGTGGATGAGTTAATGAAGTGCGAAATAGTATGTGCTAACTGCCACGCTGTTCGTACTTTCAATCGCATGGCCCCATCGTCTATGGATTAGGATAAGAACCTTTCAAGTTCTGGAAACGGGTTTGAGTCCCGTTGGGGCTACCACGCAAGGTTATACAAGCGGACAAAGTAAGCGGTCTGTAAAACCGAGGCTCTAACAGGCTTCGTAGGTTCGAATCCTACACCTTGCACCACGGGTTATTAAGTCAGTGGTAGACTAGCGTGCTCTTACCACGCCCACCAGAGTTCGATTCTCTGATAACCCACCATGCCACACTAGCGCAACGGTTAGAGCATTCGCCTGATACGCGAAAGGTTGACAGTTCGATTCTGTCGTGTGGTACCAATGGCCTTGAAGTGTAACGGTTATGCACACTTCCCTGTCAAGGAAGAGGCAGCGGGTTCAACTCCCGTCAGGGTCGCCATTCGGGATTAGACTAAAGGTAGGTCGAGTGGCTCTGAACCACTTAGTTAGGGTTCGAATCCTTAATCCCGAACCATCTTTCGCTAGTACAACGGTAGTACGCTTACTTAAGGTAAACAAAGTAAGAAGTGGTAGGTTCGATCCCTCCGTGAAGGAACATTCCAGCGTGATGTAAAGGTTGCATAGCGGTCTTTTAAACCGTCTGAGCAGGTTCGATTCCGTGTCGCTGGAACCATCTGTGAGTAGTGTAATTGGCAGCACACCGGCCTCTGTAAAGACGGCAGTGAGGTTCGAATCCTCGAACACAGTCTTGGGCGGTATCTCGTTTACCCATAAGAATATGAGAGATACTCCCCACCATCTGCTAGGAAGTGGTTCGCGTCCCGTTGGGGGACGAGGCGGTTCGAATCCGCGATAGCAGTCTTAGGAGCATCGGGCCGTCATTTGTAGACGGTACCGGCCTCTTACCATCGCGGCTTAGAGAAGTGGTCGTCTCGCTTGTGTCATTAGCAAGAGAACGGTGGTTCGAATCCACCAGCCGCTACCATCGGAGGACGCTCCGACTATTACCGCCACAGTCCCCCACCTCCGGGTTGGGGGACTTTTGTTTTGTAGCCTAAAGGAGAAAAGTAAATGGCTGTTTTTGATTCGAACGTATATGAAGTAAAGTGCAAGACAGAGGGTCACGACTACTTTGTATTTTCCACGCAGCCGCATCTAATGTTCGCCCTGTGTCGGCGCTGCGGGTTGGAAATGGGCGTGGGCCGCTAATGCACTATGATATTGTGGTAACAGGCCTCGTGGCGGGCAAAGGCAGGTACTTGGGTAAGGTTGGCGCACTCATAACGTCTATGGGCCGCGTCAGTGTGGGCCTTACCGACGAACAGCGAGCCGAGTTCGTATTCTTGCCGATTGGCACGGTCATTGAGGTTGAGTGTCAGGAACTGACTAAAACTGGTAAGTTCCGCCGCCCGCGCTTCATTTGCCTTCGGCCCGATAATGAAGATGCGATATACTGTGATTCGGACGATACGGCCTGTGAAACGGTCGATGCTTATGAAGCGAAGAAGGAGGCATTTAATGGAGTATAAGATTACACGCTCAGTAGCCTTCTTCGGCCCCGCAGGTGCTGGCAAGACAACACTGGCCGACGGACTAGCCCGCTTCTATAGTGCACCCGTGCTGTCCTTTGCCGCACCAATTAAGATTCAATACGCCCTAGACAAGAACATTAATATCAATCTACTTCGTAATCCTAATACCAAGAATAAATACCGCCTAGACCTACAAAGATACGGCGACGAACTTCGCGCTGCCAACCCGTCGTTCTTGGTTGACAAACTGTTGGCCGACTTCGACCGGCAATACGGCTTCGGCACCCGTATCTTTTTCGTAGATGATGTGCGCCTACCCGACGAGTATCAGGTGCTTAAAGATCGCGGCTTCCTTATGGTGCGGGTCGAGGGAAACAAATCCACACTGACAGCAGAGCAGCAGGCGCACGGCACCGAGGCCCACTGGATGAAGTTCGTGGCCGACTTCGAGGTACCGTGGATTGCGCCGCTAACAAATTCGTATTGGCATAAGCAATTGTCCATCTATCGCCGCATGGCCCTACTTTATAAGTGGCTCGACCCGGCTGTGGCGCACAACATGGAGCAGGAAAGCAGGAAGCATGACAAATAGACAGAAAATCCTAGCCGACATTGAGGCCGAGCGCCAGCGCCAACTACTTAAGTGGGGCGACCAACACCACACGCCCGCTTGGTGGTTCGTCATTCTAGGCGAGGAAGTAGGCGAGGTCGCCCGCGCCATCTTCGAGTCCGACTGGACAAAGGGCGCCACTAATTACCGCGACGAGTTGGTACAGGTGGCGGCTGTGGCAGTAGCGGCGCTAGAGGACTACGACATTCATTACGGCACAGATAGACCACAACCCCTGTAAAATTTTTACATATCGTTAGTAGACGGTCTATAGTTGGTTGGTTGGTTGTTTGAGTGGGTAGGTGGCGTATTCGGCTGGGTGTTTGCTTGCGTGGTGCCGGGCTTGGTGACTGGTCGGGGCGGAGTCGGTCCTCCCACCTGGCATACGGGCGGGCGAGCGGACACAAAAAGAGGGGAGGGCCATTGCTGACCCTCCCCCGACTAGTGACTAGTCGCCTTTACTTGCGAGTGTTACGGCCGCGCGTCACGGGAGCCGGAGCCGGGACGATACCGGCGGCGGTCAGTGCCTTCATCACTTCAGCGACAACATCGGAGGTGGACACGGGAGCCGGTGCGGGCGGCCGAGCGGTGGACGCGGGTGCCTTACCGATGGCGGTAAGAATCGCCTTAGCGGCCTGACCGCTACCGAAGCGGGAGCCGTGATACGTACCGATGGTAACGGCCTTGCCGTTCACGATGTAAACGTACCGCTTGGCCTCCGTATCGCTTGCGCTCTTGTCATACGTGGCGACAACATCCGCGCTCCCGTCCGCCTTCATGAACCCGACAACCGAGAAACCCTCAGCGGCGGGAACCTTGAACAAAACGCTATCAGTCACTACGAACTCCTAACTACCAGTGAGCCAACACGACTCACCACGACCAATGTAGGCCGCCAGTGCTAAGGAAGTATAAACAAAAACCTACCTAAATCTGCTTGACATAACGCCCGCCATGTACCCGCCCCCGTGCCCGTGCGCGCCCGTTAGTCTACCATAGGTAGATATCTACTCATTATCAGAAGAGATGTATGGCGCCACACTAATCGCGCGTACGAACTATACACAAACACACACAAATAAAGAGGACATCGCTGCCCTCTAATATAACCGACGTGCTAAGGAACTGTTAACATACTATAACTATATAGAGCGATCCTTCTTTAATACATCGAGGCCATACTGCGTAGCATAATAGATATCGAAGTCGACCGACCCATCTAACCACTGAGTGCCACTAGTGCGACGGCGTGTGCGAGCATGAATGACGGCAGCCTCAATAGCACTTTCTTTACTCATCTTCTTCTCTCCCTCTCTTATATATAGAAGCCCCCTCTAGGTGTTAAAGAAATTATAACACCTTTTTGACTACTTGTCAAGTGTTTTGCACCCATTCAATATAAATATTTAGTTAAGATTAAGTAAATATATGTAAGTGCCTAGAGAATAGGCTGCCGCCTATTCTTAAGAGAGTGTGTTTGTTGTAGTGTTGGCCCCCATTCGTTGGAGTTCGCGGACTTTGAGGCCAGACAACGTATATGGTGGGCGGCTGGATAGATAGTTACTATAATGGGCGGCCATACTAGGCGGCCAAGCGGCGAAGGGGCTGGCATGGGTGGCATCTATATACCAATGTGGACTAGTTAACTGAGGGCTATACTACTATGCTATGAGTGTGATTATTTATAGCAGTTTATAGTTATATCTATTTAATAGTTAGCACTTAGCACTATCAAATACCATCATGGGTGGGCATCAGGCGGGGCGCTTGACAGCGGCGGCGGCGGCGTGGTACATTAGTGGTGGCTGGTCACGAGGCCACCAGATAGCCGTCGATAACACCTTAGAGTGACGCACTAAGGGCAATAACCTTATTCAAGGTGCTACTTCCAAAATGAGGGACACGGCACTGGTGATATGGGGAGCGGGCTAACCCAAAATGAGGGAACAACGCCGATATGTCGGGCACTATTTCCGTGCTCCTGATGATGACCTATGGAAAGGGTCGAAACATGATTGAGATGATTCGCGTCGAGATTGATTGCGTCAATGGTGATGGGGTGACCTACTCAGCCCTTGACGGCGACCTTGATGCCAAGAAGAGGTTGGCCTATCAGTTCCTAATGGAACACGACCACGAGGGTATGGCACTGTCTGTGGTGCTGGCCGACGAGAAGGGCAAGTTGACCCAACTCTATTTTGAAGAGGCATACGAGTTCCTTGCTGACCACAAACCCAATATGTGGAGCGAGCGGGCTGCCATCCTTCGTGACTTGAAGAAGTTCATCGACCGTGCCACCTACAGCATGAGCCTCGATGAGTTGAAGGAGACGATGTACCTCATCATTGCTCGCAATGAGGAACCCATCGCTCACGAGTTGTACTATGAGCCGAACGAAGGCCATGTAATCATGGTGCAGCGCGAGGTCTAGACGGTATTCTTTCTTGACCTCAGTGAGATGGAGAACAAGGAGGACTGATTGCTGACAGACAAATAGGAAGCCTAAGACCAAGGCTTTAGTGATGGCTATGACGCAAGCAACGGTCAGAGCACTACTCGATAAGATTAAGAAGGAAGAGGACAATGCCCAAGTTTGAAGAGTATGCAGTCGATATCAGGCTCTATGTCTTTGGAGACAGGAACCTAACGGCGGAGTTGGTTGACCTCGAACGGGTTGTACTGAACGAAATGAAGGGGGATGGGATCAGCGAAATCCGATTCTTAAGGGTGGCCGGGGGTAAGTTCGTAAAGAGCGGCCCCAATACCTCAACGTTCGTTGAAGAGAGAGTGCTGGACGACAGCGAATGGGTGCCGCCGGGTAGGTTGTCTTGAATGACAACAAAGAAGTGTAAGTGGATGCTTGTGATTGATGCAGCATACTATCGCAAGTATCGCTGTGCCAGTTGCACCAGCCCGCATTCAGTGGAGATACCGAAGTATGGGTAGTCTTGATGGAACCCCGCCTCTGCCTTCAATAGCAGAACTCAAACACATGGGTGTATCTTGTGAGTACCCCCAGTGTAATGACATGGCTGAACAGATAAAGAAAATCTGTTCTCACAACATCATGGTTGACCATCAGTTAGTAAACACAGACGAGGATGGTCGAGAGAACTATAGGTTTGTTGTTAGACACGGTAAAGAAGGCGAGGCTGCCTTCGTATTGTGGCATAACAACTTCATCAACGAGCCACTATATTACCGGACAAGTAGGTGGATTGATAAAGTCCACGCCTATCAAGGAGGATAAGTGAGCGGGGGTGACTGGTGTTGCATGTCATAGTTATCTTTGACAATGACGGTGACCCCATTACAAGGGGATTGTTCATTGCCGATGATGCAACAGCCGAAGAAGGATTCATAGCAGCCCTTAGTCTGGTGAATGGATGGTGCTTAGACGACGACGTAACTATCTTCATTAACGAGGTTCAGGTTTACCCGAAGGAGCGTTAAATGGGTGACGTGTTCAAGAAGCACAACAAGTGCAAGCACGCCTGTAGTGTGTGCCCTCCCTTTGAGGGTGAGAACACTGGCTTGAAGAGGCGTAAGGCCGAGGGGCGTCGGCGTGCCCGTCGTATGCTCAAGGTGTTGCTCATGCTGGAAATGATGGAGGACTAGATGATTCTGTGGATTTTGGCAATGGCTATTAACATCTTCTCTGTGGTTTACAATACCACTATTGTTATTATTGCCATTGCAGGACTGGATTTTGTGAAAGTCCTTATCAACGGGATGTTGGCTTTGATTTCGATTAGTATGATTTTCGCACTTATCGCGGTTAGAAAATTCTAATGAAACTCCTGCTCTGTCTACAGTGTCAAGACATTGTGAAGTTGCAGGTCTACACAGACAGTGTGATTACCTGCATGTGCGGCAACGCCTTCGGTACTTACCTTAAGGATGGGTGGCACGCCGTGATTGGTAGGGTGGATGCCCTGCCTATTGGCATCAACAACAGAGACATTACTGAGTGTGTTGGTCTTATTCGATACGCCAACAAGAAAGGCAATCCGATTAAGACAGCACTAAACATTGCCGCCTTCACCCAACACGAAGGGGCTGTGTCGGCAGCACGAATCACATTCGTTAACACGCTCGATGAGTTGAAGGAGGTCATTGAGGCTGACGCCGAGAAGGAACTGACATTCGTGAATGAGAGGACGAGGTAATGGACTGGCTGTTGATTGGCTTGGCCTTCCTATTTGGGATGGCTGTTGGTGCCCTTACTACTTCTATTGCGTGGTTATGGGCAGCCGTTAAAGACTTCGAGGAAGTATCACGAGGTTATCGTGAACTGCACCATCAGTGTGACCGCTGCGAACCCATGCCCGAAGAGTCAATGGATGGGTTCACTAAGACTGATTTATCTGAGGGCTACAATTACTGGAAGGAAGATGCAAAATGGGTAGCGGGGGAGGATTCCCCCACCCCGAAGGGGTGAAGGCAACGCCGCCCTACCTGTAGCAGCAGACCCATCGGCTCGCTTGAATAAGGTAGTAAACGGAGGTAGTATGACATACAATAAGTACACAAGTAACAACAGCGAGAATAAGTACACAAGTAACAACTCGTACAACAACAGTGAGGAAGTCTTTGCTTTTGGTGCTATTGGCTTTATCTTAGGGCTAGTGATTATGTTCTTCTTTGCATGGGCCGTGATCGCGGGGTCGTCCGGGCCGTATGTTCAGTGCAATGAGGACGAAGTGTACGCATGGCAGATGGATTATCGCCCTGTGTATGGTGAATCCGAGTGGCGGTGCGTGTCCATCGACGACCTGATTGGAGCAACCAACGGAAAGTGATAAGAAACTCGCAGTCATTCTTCATCGTATGTTCTGTCGTTCCAGTCACATTGATATATGTAGTTGGGACTACGAAGCCGCCGATGAATGGGAAGCGTGGACGCATAAGCGGTGGCTTCAAGATGCAGAGAAACTGAGTAGTGAAATGAAGCAGACAATGGGGATGCGCTATGATTAACCAGTTTCAAGGACAGTACCGTTGGCTCTCAAACTTCTGGCCCTCTCCTTTTGTTATGAGTGTGGAAACGGAGTCCACGTTCGCCTCGCCTGTGTATCCCACTGTCGAGCACGCCTACCAAGCCTCTAAGTGTCTTTACTTGGGTGATGCGCATACCATTATCAGGGCACGCACACCGGGCGAGGCCAAGCGTTTGGGTAGGCGGGTTAAGATGGTGGCTAATTGGGACAACATCAAAGACCACTACATGCTTGGGTTTGTGAGGGCCAAGTTCGTACAGAATCCTGACCTCGCAGCCAAACTCATTGCGACTGGCGATGAGGAACTAGTGGAGGGCAACACATGGGGCGACACCTATTGGGGTGTATGTCGTGGCGTCGGCCAAAATAAACTTGGCAAAATTCTAATGCAGGTACGGCAGGAGTTGGCCGCTCTCCCCGAAGGGGAGGGATAACCGCCGCCCTACCTTAGCGACCACCCCGCCTCGCTGTTCTTATTGGAGTATAGTTGTGTCTTGTATGGTTCACCAACACACGGTGTGTGAAGGTAAGTTAGATACTAAGTCGGGTTTGCGCTACGGTGTGCTGACCTGCACTGAATGCGGAGCCGAAGCCATGTGTCCCGACCGCACTCATGCTCATGCCCTCTCTGACAAGGAGTTGGAGAAGCGTGAGAAGGACAAGGAGGAACACGTTGGAGTGGAAGCCGACGCTTAGTCCAAATGGATTCCGACATGGAATCAGCGATGCCCTATTTGTTCGTGCCTCGCAGCCAATCAGAAAGGTGCGTGTGCCAGCAGGATTCAGCACCATTGAAGCCGTAAGGAAAACGACCTACTCTCGCAAGCCTATGCTGGTCAAGGCACCCATCTATGACAAACTTGTTAAGGCTGGCTTCCACTCATGTGTGGCACCGCTACTTCAAGAGGAGGGCTATGTCTACTCGCTGGCATTGAAGGATGCTAAGACCCTATCCGACTTCATTGCTACTGGTCAGCGCATCGACTATAAGAGTGCGGCGCTGGCTGGATTAGCGACGGCATACATCGCACGCAACGATAATCATGGCAACAACTGGCTTGTTGCTCCCGATGGCCGTGTGTTTCTTATTGACTATGATGATGCTGGTGGGTACGAATATCCCTTGGCGTGTACTGCCCTTCTTACTGAGATTGAATCTCATATGAAGTTTGCGCGTCGTACCCCACGACAGATTGGCCTTGTCATTAACAAGATTAAAAAGGAGATGCTTAGACAAACAGAACTGCTCGACCTGTCCAACGAATACGACGACGCAATTAAGAATTGGAAATAGCAATGGCTATGCAGAAGAACATTAACAAGAAGGAAACGCGGCGCATCATGCGTGAGGGCCGTGTGTTCCAGCCCGTCAAGCCCTTCCGTACTCGCATCGGCAATGGTCGGCGCGTGTCATGGGTGTGGGATGGTGACATGATTAAGGTGGTGAACTAATGGGACTCTTTGAAGGACTCGACGACATGAATGATATCCCCGAGGACGTTCGCAACATGAAGCCCGAGCAGATTCATGAAGAGTTGGCTAAACTCGCAAAGGAAGTTGTTGACGGTATCATCTCAGCCCGCGAAGCGGTGGAGCGTGACGGCTTCATCATGGAGAATGTATTCCCCGACAAGCAGGTGCAGCGATACACCAGTGGCCTCATCTATTCAGAGATGCAGGGTCACGAGCGATGGGGTAACTTGCTGGCTGGTATGCCAATGTTATTCCCCATCCTCACGCACATGATGAGTTCGGCACTTATGACGGGGATGCTGTTCGGCTACAACAAGGGCATGGTGCGTGCTAAGTTGGAGGCGCTGGATATCCCGGACATTGACTTGTGAAGCCCCACATTATTCACTATGATGGAGATGGATGTAATACTCCACATGGTAGACGCACCCCTCTAGAGGCACATAGTCGTGAGTGTGATGGTAAACACGCGATTGGAACTCCATGTAATAACATGTTATATGGACTACCATAGCGTGGCGGCAGTAGAGAAGGGCTGGACGTGGGACGGCAAGCACTATAAGGTGAGAGACGTACAGTTTAAGTGCGCCCATTATGCTGGCCCCGGCAGGCCCGTATCATTCCGAACCTACATGACGTGGCGGTGTCATACGTCGTGTCCCACCTGTAAGCATTTGTTTTAAGGAGGCCCGCGTAGCCCACCCCGAAGGGGTGACGAAGCCGTGGCCCGTGTGGTAGGCTAGGGGCTGGCCGCCCTGCCTCGGCTGCAACAAGAGTTAATCAAGTAAGGTGTAACTGTGAAGAGTTTCAAATGTCCAGCGTGTCAGGATACCTACCCGTTGCTGGCCTTTGTCCGCGATCTCGATGATGAGGCGGCGGATTCTTACACCAATGCGGACTGGAATAGTGCCGTCATTCGACACGATGGCACTGACCGCACGTTCTGTATTGGTGGCGACGAGTATGAGATGTCGTCCTTCTGTCGTGACTGCGGCAGGATGATTGGCATTGCCCGTAAGCGCATGGATGAGCGGCTCGGCAGCGGGCCTATCAAGGTGCGGCGTGGCAAGGATGGCAAGTACGTTGACCTTGAATCATGGCAAGAGTACATGTTCATGGTCGATGAGTCGGAGCCATCGGTCGAGTTTGCATTGGAAGATGAGGTCGATAGGAATGGTGAACCCATGTCCTTCACCGACATTGACCTTGCCAAACTGTCCTTCTGGCGTATCCGTAAGGTGCTTGTCGGCAAGGGCTTCACGGATATCCCGTACTGGCAGATTGAAGATCATGCACAGTCGGTGTCCCTCACCTTCCTTGAGAAGTTGAAGTGCGCCGGGTGTGGTATGTTGTGCTACTTCAAGGAACCCTGCGAAGTAGGCGCACCGGCTGAGGATATCCTCAACTTGCACGCTTACCATTGGGCCTGCTGTAAGGGCGAGGCCAAGAAACTCATGACTGAGTGGGTCGAGCGGCGCATGGCTGAGATTCCCGAGGACGTACTCGATGTGTCTCGTGCCATGAACATGACCGATGAGCAGACGGCTGCGGCATGGCGTCATGGTGCGGTGGAACTCATTGATGTGCATGAGAAAGAAGCGCCGCTATGGAAGGCGCTCGAAGTTGATGGGTTGCGAGTGGAGTTTGACAACAATGGCATTCACCTGAGTGACCAAGAAGTTAAGACCCTTCGCAATAGCATCCTTGCCGAGTCGGGCCAGTCTAAGGATGGCAGGAACAAGGCAAAGGTCAAGAAGATTTTGGCAAAGATTGGCGAGGATGCGCCGGTCGCCTATGGAATCCTTATGAAGAGATTGGAGAGCAACAAGCGTGGCAGTTCAGCAGCGAAATAGGGTGCTATGTGCGTGCGGTAGGTACAACCACCGTACGTGTAGTGCCTGTGGTCAGACTAAACTGGTGGGTATCAAGGGCGTGCGTGGTCTTGTTGACCACCTTACCGGCGAGCCGCACGGTTGTGATGCTCCCGCCGAATGGGAGGACAATGAGGGCGAAGGTACAGGGGCAGCCGCAATCGAACAAGCAATTAAGGAAATCATTGAGAAGCAGGGCGTATCTCGTGGCGGTGGGGGTGGCGAAGTGACAGACTCGAAGCCGCTTGACGGCTACGTTATTGCCCTGACTGGCACCATGAGTGTGTCACGTAACGAAATGAGCGCCGAGATTCTAAAACTTGGCGGACAAGTGACCGACAACGTGAGCCGGGCTACCATCCTAGTGACTGGTGCGACGGCTGGCGACACCGTTAAGATTCGCACGGCCACCCTTACTGCCACACCCGTACTAACGGAAGAGCAGTTCCGTCAACTCATTAGTGAGCGTGCTAAGGGTAACAAGTTCGACGGTACTGGTCAGGCCAATGGGCAGGGTCAGGGTCAAGGACAGGGCGAGGGCGAAGGTGATGGCGAAGGAGAAGGCGACGCCGAGGATGAAGAACTCCTCCGCAAGTTGGCCGAGGCACTCCATCCATACAACGCCATCATCAATGGCATGGACATTAAGGATGCCTTTGAATCTATCGAGAAGCGCCTTGTTAGCAACATGAAGGATGCTAAGTCCACTCTCGATAAGCAGGCCGAGCGTCTTGAAAAGCAGGCTGAACTACTCGAAGAGCAGAAGGTTATCGAACTCAACATTACTATGCCCGACGGCAAGGTAGTGTCGGTACCCGGTGCCCACGAACAGATGCCTACGCTGCTTAAGATTATGGCAGCCCGCAAACCCGTGTTCATCGTCGGCCCGGCTGGTAGTGGCAAGACTAAGGCGGCTGAGTTGGCCGCTGCTGCGGTGGGACTGTCGTTCTATCCTAAGAGCGTTGGCCCCACCACCACTGAATTCTCGCTCATGGGTTACATGGATGCCAATGGTAACTACATCAGTGGTATCCTGACTGTGCCCTTTGAGCAGGGTGGCGTGCTGCTGCTTGATGAGATGGACTCGGCTAACCCCGAGTGTCTGACCTCCCTTAATACCGCATTGGCAAACGACTACTGTTCGTTCCCCGATAAGGTAAAGCACAAGCACGCCGACTTTGTTGCCATTGCCAGCGGTAACACGTATGGTAAGGGTGCCGACCGCCAGTACGTTGGACGTAACCAGTTGGATGCGGCCACGCTTAACCGCTTTGCCGTTATCAACTGGGACTACGACAAGAAGTTGGAACTGTCCCTTGCCCATGCCTATGCTAAGCAGGCATCCAACCCGCTGGTTGTGGATTGGGCGAAGCGTGTTCATGCAATTCGTGGTGCTGCTGAGAAGCAGGGCGTGCGTATGATTGCAGGTACTCGTGACATTCTTGATGGTGCGGCGCTGATTGTTCAGGGCTTTTCCATGAAGGAGACAGAGGACTTGCGCTTCTGGAACTCCAACACGATTGATACCAAGAAGAAGATTCTGTCTATCGTAGGGGAGTAACATGCAACTAGGCAGGGAAACCGCTAGTAGAGAGCACACTACCTTTAAACGAAAGGAGTTTCCCTATCAACAAGAGGGCAGCCGCTATCCTTTGCAGGTGCGGCCCGCTGTTATTATTCATAGGGACTTCGAGAATGTGTGGGATTGGAGCGATGTGGCGTTGGCTACGTCACGACTCAAAGACCACGAGCGCAGCAGTAGGGCACCCTCTAAGCACGCATGGGCCGGGTGTTCATGGGATGAGGCCGTAGTCCTACTGCGTGAGGGCTGGCAAGAGGGCGTTGACTTGGCCCGTGACTTTGCGGATAGGCTGCGTCATGAACTGGAAGAAGAGTATGACCTTGTTAAGAGTCCTGCTTTTCAGAACAGTATGGCGGGCATCTTCGTAAACGTGGGCCAATTCGTAGCCGGGCGACCCGATGCCATGATGGATGTACGGCGTGTGCCTAAGACTCGCAAGGTTGTTAAGATTCTGATTAATAACATTTCGAGTTTCCGTGTTCAGCCCGAGGTTATTGTGCGGCGAGGGGCGGCGGTTGTGGCACTCGTTGACCTACTGGAAAACATGAACGTGCGCTGCGAAGTTGATGTATTGTTCGCAACATACAACAGCCTTGAACGTCGCACCAATGAGCGCGCGGCCACGAACATTCAGTATAAGGTGAGGGTTAAGGACGCCGATGGTATTCTCCTTATCGACAACTTGATGTTCATGATTGCACACCCGGCCTCGCTGCGTCGTATCGGCTTCTCAGTTATGGAACTGGAAAGCGATATGGATAAGCAGGCTATGGGTATCTATCTCTTCGGTAACTATGGGTTGCCAGACTTGGACGTGCCCATCCCCGAAGATGTTAATGTCTATGTGCCCGGCCTTGTTGTCGCCGCCAATGTGTTTGATGATGATAAGAAAACGGGCGCGTGGATTATGGGTATCCTTGAAGAACAGGGTGTGTTCTTTGGTGAGGACGAAACTTCCCCCACCCCGAAGGGGTGAGCAAGGGGCCGCCCTTCCTAGAGGCACCACGCCGACCGTCGGCACCACAAGGAGTACATCATGTAAACGTTAGTTTAACCAGCCAGTATCTAAGTAAATGAAACGAACCTATAAGGAGTTTGAATATGACTACTACGAACGAGCGCGTCGCCATTACCCCGGCCGAGGACGCCACCATCATCAAGCGTGGTGAGTTCACCGAGATTGCCATCTGGCGCTCGGAGTACAACGGCCAGCGTCAGGTCAGTGTGGCACAGCGCCACCCGAAGCGCACTGGTGGTTATTGGAGCACCCGTCAGCCCATCGTGTACGATGCTGAACTGTCGGCTGCCTTCATGAAGCAGGCTATTGGTCACACCCTTCTCGTTAATGACGAGGGCGTGGTCACTAAGGTTGCGGCCATCGAGGCTCCGGCTGCTAAGGGCCGGGCGCGTGGCAAGGCTGTCTCGGCTATCAAGGCTGCCTCTAAGTAAGGTAGCGGAAGTAGATTGTGGTGGTGCCTCGTAAGTCGTGTGACGGGGTTAAATGGACGCCGATGAACGTGATCGAGCGTGTCGTCCAGCCACCACCTTACTTAAGGAAGTGCAATGGCTACGCTAATTGTTATTTTAGTTCTGTCCTACATTGCCCCGATACTGGGTCTTATGGTTGGGGCTTTGCTGGAATTTACTATGGAAACCTCAGATAAGAAGGCCGCTCGTAAGATGTTTATGACTGCGTGGAAATGGCCTATTATGACAATCAAACTTGTCTACAAGGTAGTCAGGTACCGGGAAGTTTAGGAGAAACAATGAAGAAGATTCTGGCCCTGATGATGGGCGCTATGATGGTGTTCGCTATCGGTTGTAGTTCGCAGGCCGACACCGTGTCTTATAACATTTCAAAGGCGGCTGACCAGTTCGAGGTTCAGCGGCGGGTGGTGTTCTACAACGGCATTACCGACTCATACATGCTCACCATTGAGGGACTGTGCTCGCTCGGTAACTTCGATGCAGCCGGTGAACTCAGCGTTACCTGTAAGACTGGCCCCACTACATACAAGAAGCACTTCCTCGGGCTGTCTGACAACGTGACCTACTTTGTTGAACAGTTGGAGGCAGCAGAGGCCAGCGCCTACCACTACCGTGTTATCTTTAGGCCGACCACCATCGTGCCTGACTTTGAGATTGATAAGTAAAGAGGTAACCATGTCCGATGCTAAGTTCTCTATTAGCGAGGCAGTCAACAACTCTGTACCCTGCGAGGATTATGCGGGGACAGGGATGGATGGCTACTCTAACGCCGCTTACTTTGCAACCAAGATGCTGCTTAAGTGTGCGACTAATGAACCAGAGCGTTTCTTTGCGGAGGCTGATAAGTTTAGGAGCAACCCCTACTCTGATGCCTTCCTTAGTATGTCGCCTGATGGTGACAAGACACTTGATGAGTTGCTAATGCGCGGACGCTTCGGCCTCACTGGTTTTCAGTGGGGCTACGCTGTCAACACCGCACTCATGATGTTGAAGCAGCCGCCCGCACCCAACCCGGCGTTGCTAACAATTAGGGGATAAGGAACATACCTCATGATAATCATTGGGCCAGATAGATGTATCTCTCGACTTGCAGGCGCTGGTCATAGTAACCATCATGAGTGGCGACAGCGGTGGGTATCTACTGGCCCCAACCCAATCGAGGTCTATCCAAGTGGATACTACTGCATCTTTTGCCCCGCCATTAGAGAGGATGAAACGCTTGAACGATAAACCAATGCACACCCCTACTGGACGTGACCTCGACCACGCGATTGCTCTCGGAATGGGGTGGACGGTAAAGGGAAGCAACCCACCGGGCACAATCTACATCGACCGTGACGGGCACAAGGCGTATGCGATGGGCTGGCACGCCTCTCTCGATGCCCTGTTCGCACCAGGTGGGCCGGTGGAGTACGCACGGAACAAGGGGCTGCGGTTCACGTTCGCTTGGGTTCCTGACTTCGACGGATACGAAGTTGCGGTATTCCGCAACCGTGATCTGCTCATTGAGGGTGGGTGGGATGACCCCGCCGAAGCCCTCGCCACGGCACTCCACGAAGCGTTGATGAAGGAGCAGGGACAGGAGATGAACGATGCCGAGTAACCCCGTCGATGAGGCGCGCAACAGACCAAACTCGTACCGCCGCGTCGGAGAGTTCATGTACCCAGACGGGCCTCCTATTCGCATGGTTGATTGGGCGCACCTCGGCGGGGAGCGATATCACTTCCCAGAGGCAATCGAGCAGGTCATCCGCGAGCAGGAACGCTCCCGCTACGAGGGGCTGCTGCGAGAGATCATCGAAGCCAGCGAGGAGTGGGTGATTGAGGACGCGCCGCCGATTCGTCTGGCCCGCGCTATCGGG